AACCTGTTGCACCTGTAGCACCTGTTGGACCAGTAAAACCTGTTGCACCTGTTACACCAGTAGCACCTAAACCAGTTGGTCCAGTATTACCTGTTGGTCCATCTATACCATCCAAATTCACATTATAAATACTAATATATGGGTATGTTCCAACAATATTTGTTATTCCATTAATTACTAAAGCCCCTGTTCCACTATTATACGACGAGATAGTTCCTTCAAATTTATTTCCTGTTGGATTTGATTGTGCTGTTACTATAACTGAATTTCCAGTTATGTATGCTAATCCTGTTGCAACTGTTAACGATAAAGGAGAAATAGGATTTAAATTTACAGATGTAGTTGTTTGTGTCAAATATTTATCACCTGCTGTTCCTGCAGCACCTGTCGCACCTGTTGGACCAGTTGAACCTGTAGCTCCAGTTGCTCCTGTAGCACCTGTTAGACCAGTTGAACCTGTAGCACCTGTTGAACCTGTAGCTCCAGTTGAACCTGTAGCACCTGTTAGACCAGTTGAACCTGTAGCTCCAGTTGAACCTGTAGCTCCAGTTGAACCTGTAGCACCCGTTGGACCAGTTGCTCCAGTTGCTCCAGTTGCTCCAGTTGCTCCAGTTACTCCAGTTGCTCCTGTCGCACCTGTTGGACCAGTTGAACCTGTAGCACCAGTTGAACCTGTAGCTCCAGTTGCTCCTGTGGCACCAGTTACACCTGTAACTCCCGCTGAACCTGTTGAACCAGTTGATCCTGCAGAACCTGTAGCTCCAGTTGTACCTGTTGCCCCTGTCGCACCTGTTGGACCCGTTGAACCTGTAGCTCCAGTTGCTCCTGTAGCACCCGTTGGACCAGTTGAACCTGTAGCTCCAGTTGTACCTGTTGCACCTGTAACACCCGTTGAACCTGTTGAACCAGTAGATCCTGCAGAACCTGTAACACCCGTTGAACCTGTTGGACCAGTAGATCCAGCAGAACCTGTAGCACCAGTTGCACCTGTAACACCTGTTGAACCAATTGATCCAGTTGATCCAGTTGATCCAGTTGATCCAGTTGATCCTGCAGAACCTGTCGCACCTGTTGGACCTGTTGAACCCGTTGAACCTGTTGGACCAGTAGATCCAGCAGAACCTGTAACACCTGTTGAACCTGTAACACCCATTGAACCTGTTGGACCAGTAGATCCTGCAGAACCTGTCGCTCCTGTTGAACCAGTAGATCCTACAAAACCTGTCGCTCCTGTTGAACCAGTAGATCCTGCAAAACCTGTTGCTCCTGTTAAACCTGTTGGACCTGTTGAACCAGTAGATCCTGCAGAACCTGTCGCTCCTGTACATCCTGTTGGACCTGTTGGACCGATAGAGCCTGTTACACCTGTTGCACCTGTTGTACCAGTAGAACCTGTTACATTTGTATTTAAAAATAATGAACCACCAAATGGTAATATTCTTCTTGCTGCCATACCTGCTACTGATGTTGTAAATTGATTTCCTGATACAGCAACCCAATTTGCACCATCTGTACTTGTTAAAAATGATAATGGACCTCTTACATTTCCATTTATATCTGGAGCATATAATCCATTACCACCTGTTATCCAAAATGATCCATTCCATGCAATACTATTTAATACTGAACCAGAAAATCCTGATACAAATGTCCATGTATTACCATCAGTACTTGAAAACATATTATTTCCACTTCCTGCACCTACAGCGATCCATAATAAACCATTCCATGCTACTGATAAACAATCAAATGATGTACTTGTACTTGGATTTACATATGTTTTGCTAGATACCCAATTTACACCATTTGTACTTTTTAATATACAATTATCATTTTCACTACCACCGCCTACTGCAATCCAATATATTCCATTATATGCAATATTTGATGTATAATCCATTCTTGTACCTGTACATGCAGTCCAGTTAACTACATCTGTACTATAATATAATGATGAATCAGATGATTTATTAATTGAATCACCACCCGCAACCCACTTATTAACTCCATCTGTCGCAACACCATAACCAGATGTCCATAATATTCCACTTGGATTATTTACAGGATTCCATGTATTACCTGAATCAATACTGTATAATATATTATTTAATGCACCTGGGTTTCCTGTATCATCACCTACAGCTACCCATTTATTTTGCTGAGTATTATATGCAATACCATAGCCGATATTATTAAAATCAATTGTACCTGAACCAGTATTTCTTGACCAATTATACGCATTTATACTTCTTAAAAATGATGGATTTCTACCAGTTGCAACCCAAATAGTACCATTCCATGCAACACCACTTCCTTCTCCCGCAAAATATGTATCTGTACCACCTACAGTTGCTGATATCCAATCTGAACCATTTGCTGAATATTTAATATTACTATCAGATGATGAACCTACTGCTACTACTACATTTTCTGTCACTGCACCTAAGCCAGGTGTACCATCTTGACTTATAAATGTTATATTACCTGATGCATCTGTTGATAATGATAATCCACCAATAAATATAGTATTTGCACCAATATATGCACTCTTAAATTGTCTATCGTATGTACCTAATGTAAATGTATCTGTTACTGATGGTATAATATCTGCATTTAAATATACTGTTGGATTGCTTGAATAACCAGATTTAGTACCACTTGCACCATAATAGAAAAATCCAGATGGTCCTAATGTTAATGCATTTGAATACTCTAATGTTGTTGTATTTAAATTATATATTATCATTGCACCTGTTGTACCAGTTGGATATTCTATTAGTGGTGCAAATGTACCAGTTGGACCTGTTACTCCAGTTGGACCTGTAAAACCCGTTGAACCTGTTGAACCAGTAGATCCTGCAGAACCTGTCGCTCCTGTACGACCTGTTGGACCAGTAGATCCTACAGAACCTGTAGCACCTGTTGAACCAGTAGATCCTGCAGAACCTGTCGCTCCTGTTGAACCAGTAGATCCTGCAGAACCTGTCGCTCCTGTACGACCTGTTGGACCTGTTGAACCAGTAGATCCTGTAGAACCTGTTGCTCCTGTACGACCTGTTGGACCTGTTGGACCTGTTGAACCAGTTGCACCTGTATATCCTGTTGCACCAGTCATACCTGTTGGACCTACAATTTGTCCAACATCTTTAAATTCATTTAATAAAAATGGACTTGCTAATATATAACTTGCCCCATTTATTGATCCTACTGTTTGAATTCCTGCTGTATCTACTAAATATGTTGCAGCTGAATTTACATTTAATAAAAATTGTGTATTTAAATTTAATGTATATGGTAATGTTGGTACTGGAATTGTAGAATTTGCAATATTATATAATGATGTTGTATTATCTATACGAACATTTGTTACATATCCATCCAAAAAATTACTTGGTGTATTTATTGATGAATACCATGTACCCACTCTATTTACACTATTTGAAAAATTAAATGGTATACCATAACTATCTATGTCATTTGCTAATGTACTACATTTTATTCCATTTATCCACATTGTAAAATTATTTGATACTCCTGAGTTTGTATTACGAACTAATACCATATTATACCATGAACCACTCACAATTTTATTTGCATTTGTTGGTACTACAAAATATATTGCTCCTGAAAATGACGCTCTAAGTGCTATGGTATCAACCGCTCCAAAATTTAAATATACAAATAATTCTAATGGTGCATATGTTAATGTTGGTGCTGACGAAAAACTTGTTCCAATTAATCCAACTTGATCTGTTACTGTACTAAAATATACCCAAAATTCTATTGTAAAATCATTCATTCTTAATGCAATTCCCGGTGACATTGTTAAATATTGGTTAGATGCTCTTACAAATTTTACACTACCACCATAATTTCCTTGAAACACTTGAAGATGACCAATATCTTGCTGTATTAAAGCTTGTCCTGGTAATAATGTAGATACATCATAATTATATAATTCTATAGAATTTGCAACACTTCCTACTATAACTGTAGCATATCCTGTTGCACCTGTTGCACCTGTTGTACCTGTTGTTCCATTATAACCTGTTGGTCCTGTAATTCCTGTTGCTCCTGTTGCTCCTGTTAATCCAATTGATCCTGTTACCCCTGTTGGACCTGTTGAACCTAATCCAGTTGGACCTGTATATCCCGTTGAACCAATTGGACCTGTTACACCTGATGGACCTGTTGAACCTGTACCTATTGGACCTGTATATCCTGTTGAACCAATTGGACCTGTTACACCTGTTGGACCAGTAGATCCTGTACCTTCACCAGTTGGTCCTATATTACCAGTTGGTCCTATATCTCCAGTTGGTCCTGTATCACCTTTTGGTCCTGGATCTCCTGTTGTACCTGGATCTCCTGTTGCACCTGTTACACCTGGATCTCCAGTTGCACCTGTATCACCTGGATTACCTGGATCTCCAGTTGCACCTGTATCACCTGTACCACCTGGATCTCCAGTTGGACCTGTTGCACCTGTTGCACCTATGTCACCAGTTGAACCTGTATAAATTACTGTACTTTCTGTCATAACTGTAAATAATGCTAAGTTATTTTCCATGCTAAATACATTATTATAATATTGAATTGTTCCCTGTATTATATAATAACTATCTTCCGATATTACTGCTGTAACATTTATTAATCGTTGAATTGTATAATCACTTGATAACCAAGATAAATATAATCCAATTGAATTATACATCTGATCTACTAAATTTATAAATAATAACCCATTACCCGTTAAATTTGTCGTATTTAAACCTAACAGTATCGTTTGCCCTACATCTGTTCCTTCTGATGCTATTTCCCAAAAATAATTTGGAGGCGGTGATGACCCCATTATAGTCGTCCAATACCATTGTCCATAAAATGGTGTTCCTGTTGGTCCCATCGGACCTGTGTCTCCCGTTGGACCCCCATGTGGACCTGTTGGACCATATGATCCAGTTGGTCCTGTATCACCTTGTAATCCCGTTGGTCCTGTACCTAATGGACCTGTTGATCCTGTATCTCCTGTATCTCCTGTATCTCCCTTATCTCCTGTCGGACCTATAATCCCCGTTGGTCCTCTAACACCTGTTGGTCCTGTAAAACCTACTGGTCCTCTAACACCTGTTGGTCCTGTACCTAATGGACCTGTTGGACCCGTATTTCCTGTCTTACCTAAACCGGTTGGTCCTGTTGAACCTGTTGGTCCTTTAATACCTGTTGGACCGGTTGTTCCTGTAAACCCTCTCATACCAGTTGGTCCTGTATATCCTATTATACTTTTTGGAGTATACGTAAATGTCGTAAGATTATTTGTTGCATTATTATATGTTCCAATATATTGCAATATTATTGTATTCACCACATATATTCCACTTGATATTTCATTTATTCCCGTTACTTCTAATACTCTTTCAATTGTATTATTTCCATTTATCATTGTTAAATATGCACCAGTAACTATTGATATCTGATTCAATGTTGTAAGAAATAATAATCCATTATTTGTTAAATTTACGACATTAAAATATAAAATTACTACATCTCCTACATTCACTGATAATGATGATAATTCCCAAAAGTTATATTTTGGTGGATTTGGGTCAGTTGCATTTTTCCATATCCATTGACCATATGCTGGAATACCATTAGCTCCTGTTGGACCTGTTTCGCCTGTTGGACCACCAAATGGACCAGTTGGACCAATTTCACCTGTCGGACCTGTACTTGTACCCAATAATTGTAATTTATTTAATAATGGAATTTTCCATTTATCGTTGGGGGGATTGTCCCAAGTACTAAAATTATTAGATGGAATCCCAGTTAATGTATAATTCATTCTATATCTTATTAAAATAATTTTTTATATTAAAACACATTTAAAAATATAAAGATATTTAATAGTAAGATGACTAAAAAAATAAAATCTAAAGAACAAAATTTAATTGAAAATGATGATACTGATGATAAAAATTGGTTAAATGTTTCTGAATCTAAAAATACCGATTCCGAAAAATCAGACGATCTCGTTCGAATTCTATCTGTTAATATAAACTTAAGTGAATTGGATTTTCCCAGAATATTTGATATTACTCCAGAAAATTTACCTGATATCCTTAAAAAAATAATTATTCATGGATACCAATCATATTTTCCTGAACCAAATACCGAAGAAGTTAATGATAATATTTTATTCTCTCCCGTATTAGATAAATTAAATCAATTACCCGCTAAATTTGAAGCGATCGATGGTTTAATTAATAAACTCACTGGTATTTCCAGTAATTCTAAAAAAATTGGTATCTTTGGTGAAAATTATATCCAAGAATTAATCTCAAAAAGTTTCATAGGTATGTCCTACCAAAAAACCGGCGAAATTGACCACTCCGGTGATGGACTAATCACCTTAAATAATGGCGGCGAAATTTTAGTTGAAGTTAAAAATTATGCCACTGTTGTAAGTGAAGAGGAAATTAATAAATTTACATTCGATATGAAACATACAAAACGTAAACTTGGCATTTTTATAAGTATTAACTCCAAAATCTGTAAAACTAAAATTATAGATTTACGGACTTTTACATATGAAAATGAATTATATTACCAATTTTTCATATCACAACTCAGTGAGGATTTACATCGCTTAGAAGTCGGCATACTATTCCTTCAATTATTAAGTGAATACAAAAATCCAAAAAATAATGAAATTATTATCGATGAATCCATGAAGGAAAAATTAACAAATTTAATTGAACAATTAAATGAAAACGAAAAATTAAGAGGATATTTCCTCGATTCTGAAAAAGAAATTAGATCTTCTCTGAATAACTTTTATCAAAAATTACGTGATAATCATATGAATATGGAAAATAAAATTAAAAATATCTTCACTTTTTTAAAAGATAATAATGTATCAAATTTACCTAATTCAAAGATAAAACAAAATGAATATTTAGAAAAATTCAAAGATTCTAAAATATATAATATACTAAAAAAAATTCTTGATTTCATTTTTACAAAAAATCTTATTATTTCTCTCACTGATAAAGAAATTATTATAAATACTATTGGAAAAATTAAAATTATGAAAGACAAACTGATTCTCAACACAAATAGTAAAATACAAATTACAATCAATGACTATAATTGGGATAGTTTTGAGAAACAATTTTAACTCGCTTTGCTCCTGTTGCTAAAGCAACGTTCGTTTTACTCACACAATAAATTCGAAGAATTTATCTCGCTACGTTCGGTTCGCTAAAGCTCACAGTTAATGATACCCGAACGGTGAACGAAGTGAACTGAGGAACTTTAGTTTCGAGATAAATCCGTAAGGATTTATTGTTCTAAATTTATATGGATATCCTTAAATTAGCATAGCTAATGTGAACGTAGTGAACGTTGCCATAGCAACAGGAGAATTACAAAGTAATTCGAGTTAAAATTGAAAATATTATTATATATAGCCTAATATATAATATTACTAAAAAGATGGCTTCTCTTTACGAGTATTCTATGACCGACGACGAAAAGTATTATATGAAGTACATTAAGGCTAAATTTACTAACCTTGACGACTTTTTTATTGACTATTTTAAACCAAAACCTGATGTCAAATTTTATCAGCTAAGAGACTACATTAAATTTCTTACTAATCTCAAAGAAGATTACCGTAAAAAATCAATGAGTGATAAATATTGGATTAAAGACCCTCGTGGATTTACATACATTAGCCAATCTTCAGAACTTAAGTCACTTTACAATAAGATTGAAAAGATTGACAAAGTAATTAAACAAAATCAGATTGAAATCAAACACGATAAGTTTCTTGAGAAGGAAATTAAACAAAAGAAGAAGAAATCTAAGGCACACGAACTTTGCGAAAAACTAGACAGAGATGAAATGACCGACGAGGAATATGCTGATTTTTTAGCATATCAAGAAGAACTTAAGATGGAAGAACACGCAATCTATCATGAAAATAAATATAAGGCTGTCCTTGTTCAACTTTTAGAATATACAATTCCTATGAATGAGGCTAGGGAACATTTTCGAGAGACAACTGGATATACAATGAATCCCAAATTAATTGAACTTGATAAAAAAATAATTAAATATTTTTAATTTTTATTTAAAGAATTATATTTGTATATTACATATAAAATGCTCGGTCTCACTGCTCTTACTTATGCACTTGCTGTAGTCACTCAACCTTCATTTCAAACATGGATGGTAACCAATGGCAGAAACTACTCTTCTTTTGAAGAATACTCACTCCGTGAACGTGTTTACAATAACAATTTACGCAAAATTGCCGCTCACAATTCTGAAGGTCACTCATGGACAATGGGTGCTAACAAATTTGCTGACTTAACACCCCGTGAATTTAAACAACTCACCGGCTCTTGTGTTTTTCCTCAACACCGTAGACACAACAACCTCCGTGTTGATGTTGATGCCCCTGGTTCAGTTGACTGGACAACCAAAGGAGCGGTCACGGCTGTTAAAAATCAAGGCCAATGCGGTTCGTGCTGGGCTTTCTCTGCAACTGGTTCCATGGAAGGTGCCTGGTTTCTCGCAAACGGAACCCTCCCTTCTTTATCTGAGCAACAACTCGTTGACTGCTCCGCTGCTCAAGGTAACCAAGGTTGCAATGGTGGACTCATGGACTCTGCATTTCAATATGTCATCACAAATAATGGTATTACTAGCGAAGCTAATTATCCATATACTGCTCAGGATGGTACTTGTAAATCTGCAAAAGCTAAACAAGTCGTTGCCACTGTTAGTTCTTTTACTGATGTACCGGCTGGTTCAGAGAATGCATTAATGTCAGCGGTTGCTCAACAACCCGTCAGCGTTGCCGTTGAAGCGGACCAAAGTGTTTTCCAATTATACTCTGGTGGTGTTATGACATCTTCTTGCGGTACAAATCTTGACCATGGTGTATTAGCGGTTGGCTACGGCACACAAAGTGGTTTAGATTACTGGAAAGTCAAGAACTCATGGGGTTCATCATGGGGAATGGATGGTTATATCTTACTTGGTCGTGGTTCTCAATATGGTGCTAACGGTCAATGCGGTATCCAAATGGATCCTTCTTATCCTGTAGTTGCTTAATTTATCATATATAAAATATTATATATAATAGATAATAATGAGTAGAACAATTCAAAAATTTACATATGATTTATTAAATAATTTTATTTCTAAATATGAATCATCTTTATTAGATAATTATGAAAATGTAAAATTAACGAGAGATACAAATATATCTTTTAAATGTAAATGTGGTAATGATTCATCTAAATTATTTCGATATATTGTTGAAACAAGTGGTCCTACTTGTAAAAAATGCTCCTTAATAAATAGACAAACAAAATTTGAAGATATTTGTATTAAAAAATATGGTGTTAAACATCATATGAAAACATTAGAATTTGAAAATAAACGTAAAAATACAAATATATTAAAATATGGTACTGATAATCCAAGTCATAATATAAATATTATTAAAAAAATAAGTGATAAATTAAAAACAGATGAAATTAAAACAAAAATAAAACAAACATTTTTAAAAAATTATGGTATAGAAAATCCATATAATAATATAGAAATAATAGAAAAACGTATTAAAACAAATCTTCTAAAATATGGCGTTGAACATATATCACAAAATTTAGAATTTCAACAAAAAATTCAAAGAAATGCATTTAAATACAAATCATATAAACTACCAAGTGGATTAGAAATTAAAATTCAAGGATTTGAACATTTTGCTCTTAATGATTTATTAAAAAAATATAATGAAAATCAAATAATAACAGATCGATTTAAAATTCCACGTATTGAATATGTTTTTAATAATAAAATAAAATATTATTTTCCAGATATTTATATTCCATCTGCTAATTTAATAATAGAAGTTAAATCAACATGGACATATAAATGTAAATATGAAATAACACTTGCAAAATCAAATGCTACTAAAAATAATGGTTATTTATTTGAATTATGGATATATGATGCTAAAGGTAATAGAGTAGTTGCTTAATTTTTTTGTGGTAAATTCATATAATTTATTTAATAATTATTATATGAATCAATTCTATTTTTTATTTGTTATAGTTATTAATTCTATTGTCATTTATTTATTTTCATTACAATATTTTGATCATCCTGAATCATTTAAATTAGAACCAATATATTTACCTACTAAAACTTCAAAAATAGAATCTAGATGCCCTAAAATTGTTCATCAAATTGTTCCTGATATTAATAATGTTCCATCTGGATTATATCATACAATTATGCATCATATATTTTTAAATCCTGAATTTGAATATAGAATATATGATTATAATTCAGCCCTTGAAATTCTTAAAAAAGATTTTACTCCTGAAAATGTTGATGCATTCTTATCATCAAATGCTAATCAAATAAAAACTGATTATATTAAATTAGCTTTTATATATAAATATGGTGGATTTTTTATTGATATCAAACGATTAATGCATATTAAATTAATTCATCTATTAAAACTTAATAATGTATACTTTATTCATGATACAGTAAAAAATACAATGGATTTATCATTACTAGCTTCTCATCCGGATAACCCAGGAATTAAAAATGCCTTCAATAAAGCAACTAATAATTTAATTAGTAAAGATTATAAAAATAATTATTCTGAAATTACTAGCGGTAAATTATTAGGTGATGAATTATTTAATTTGGGTTATTTAGTTAATTTTACAATAATGTATTTAGATAAAGAAGATAATGTTCGATTAAGAGGTAATGAAATGTTAATCCAAAAAATCTATAAATCATTTTCTAAGGAAAATTTTAGTCATTCTTTATTACCTGATATTGTATCATTATGGAACGAAAAATTGATTTATTAATTATATATGTGCGTAATTATATAACTAATTAAAATGTCAGATAATGAATCCAATGAAAAAGAAACTAATGATAATGATGTAGATCTATTAGCTGATTTACTTCTAGAAAATAAAATTTCAGATGTTAAAGAAGAAAATAAAAATATTATAAAAAATGATTTAAAAATTTTAGACCTTGACCTCCTTAAATCTACACTTGAAAATGAAAACTTTCAAAAAGGACTTTTACAACTTTATGCAGATAGTCAAAAGGAACATACAAGAAATAATAAAATTGGCATGGAAATTGGTATGTCTCGAGAAAAAGATTTAATTAGTTCATTAAAATATTTTTTACCTGATAATATTATTTCAGACATAGATAATACCTTACCTGAAGACTTTGTACTTAATTCACTTAAAATTTCAATAAAACATAGTCAAGGTAATATTGGATCAACCGTTAAAGCAAAATGGACATCAGCTGATAAACCAGTTAAAGATGCAATAAATTCAATGATTGAAGCTCCTGATAATTATTATCCTCATCTTCTTATTATATATTTAGAAATTAAAAAACAAAATATAACTATTATTTGTATAACATCAGAACAAAATAAAAATACAATTAAATCTTTAAAAGAAAAAGCATTTACTATTCCTAAGGGAAATTCTAGAGGAATTGAATATTCTAAAGAAGCAATGAAAATATTAATGGATAATAAATCTTTTGCAATTGAAATAAAAAATATTGATCTAACAAAAGGAAAAGACCCTATTGAAAGAAGAATTGATATTCTTAAAAGCATAGGTATTAAACCTTAACAATATCAAGAATTTGTTGTATCTTTCTTGCAATAATATAACCAAGTAATGGCGGTACTGCATTACCAATTGGTTTATATGCTTTACATGTTTTTTTATTAGGTTCAGTTAATTTACAATCTGGTGGAAATGTTTGTATTAAAGACGCTTCTCTTACTGATAATCTTCTTTGTTCAAGATGATTATCTTTATTTTTTCCATTTTTAATTCGGCGAAATTCAATATTTCCATGATGCTCTGCTCTCATTGTTGGTGCAAATTCTTCTAAACCAATTTCTTTTTGTCCTTGACCTTTTTCTAATCTTGCAGCCTTAGAATAAACTTGCTGTGCTATATCATTTGATAATGATGGTTCTAAAAGATGTTTAAAATATGATCCAATATAACAAGTTTTTTTATTCTCTGTAATAATATTCCAATCATCTGAAAGTTTATTTTTTTTATCAAGACGAATACCCATTATAATAACTCTCCATCTAGTCTGTGGAATACCAAATTTTTCACATTTAATTAACTCATATTTTACTTCATAACCAACAGAAGAAAAATCTGCTATAATTTTATTTATAGGATTTCCGGACATTGTAAGAAGTCCATTAACATTTTCAGCTACAAATAATATTGGTTTGACCCGTTTAACTACTTCTACATAAGATTGATATAATGTACCTCTATTAGAATCAAACCCCTTACGTTTACCAGCATGACTAAAATCTTGGCATGGAAATCCACCTGTTATTATATCGGCTGAAGGGAATTCATAATTTTCTTTTAATAAATCTCGAATATCTTTTAATTGATAATTATGATTCCAATTATTAAGTTCAGCTATTTTTTTTGCCTCTTGTAGAATATCATTTTGAAATACGGTTATAAATGGTAGACGTTTAAGATTAACAAATCCTTCAATAGAATATTCATTCTCTATAAATTCTGATTGAACACTATTTTTATGAACTATCACCTGTTCAGAAAAACCTACATCCATACCACACATTCCACTAAATAGAGATAGAACACTATATTTTTTAGGTAATATATTTTCACTATATTTATTCATATTTTCTTCCATTTTTATTTGTTGTTCTTTCATCATTAATAATTCTTCTTTCACTTTTTTTAATTCAACTAATACATCTATTTTATCATCTTTTTTACATTTATTTTTTTTATTAATATGTGCATTATGATGACTTTTTTGTTTAAACACTTTATCGCACGTTCCACATTTATATTCGACCATTTCTATTTATATACATTAGTAATACTTTATATATTTACCCAAAATTTACCTAAATAGTTAAAAATTAATTTATTAGATATATAAAAACTAAAATATATATTTATTAAAAATGGCAACAACATTTGTTACTGCATATTTAGAATTACATGAAGATCGTTCAATAGATAAATCAATTGATAAATGTGTAGAACATTTTACTAATCTTATAAAAATAAATATACCAATTGTTGTTTTTCTTAGTAAGACATTAATGGAAAAAGTACGTAATATTGTTACTCCTAATATACATATTATCGAAATTGAATTAGAAGAATTACCTTTTTTTAAACAAGCTATGCAAGTTAATTTATTAACTCTTCCTTCAAATCGTACTGAGTATCATGACACTTTAAATTTTATGATATTAATTAATTCAAAAATAGAATTTGTTCATCGTGCAATATCTATTAATCCATTTATTACTGAACAATTTGCCTGGATTGATTTTAGTATATGCCACGTATTTAAAAATTTAAATATAACTTTACCTTATATATACACGTTATCTAATACGAAACTTAAAAAAGGTTTATATATTCCTGGATGCTGGGATAAAAATGTTGGATATTCTTTTGTATATGATGCAGTTCATTGGCGATTTGCAGGTGGATTTTTTATTGGAGATACAAATTCCCTTGAATCAATGTATAATCTTTACATAGATAAATTTCCAATAATATTAAATACTCATAAACGAATGTTATGGGAAGTTAATATTTGGAGTATACTTGAACAAGAATATGGATTATCACTTACATGGTATAAATCTGGTCATGATGATTCTATTGTATATTTACCTCCTTCTTCTATATATGTAGTTGCTTCTCTTACTACAATTCCATCACGTATTAATAATTCATGTAAATTAGCAATTGATTCGATTATATCACAAGTTGATCAGATTTATCTTTCTGTTTCAAATTTTTATAAACGATTTAATACAAATATTATATTACCATCTTATTTACTTGATGAACCATATTCACAAAAAGTTAAAGTAATTTTAGGTGAAGATAAAGGTCCCGCTACAAAATATCTCGGAGCATTAGATGCAATTCCAAAATATTCGTGGATTTTTTTTTGTGATGATGACCAAGAATATACACCTAATTTAATATACAATATGTTATCCCGTATTAATTGTTTTTGTGTATATCAAAATCGTTTTTCTATTATTAAATTATCAACATCTGGTGGAATTATTCATGGATTTGTTGGAAATTTAGCTAATACTGAAATGCTTAAAAATTTAAAAACTTTTCCTTTACCTAATTGTGCACGTTTTGTTGATGATCAATGGATGTCAATTTATTATTTTTTAAATAAAATACCTATATTTCCAACTAATATTGAAATGTATTATGATATATTTAAAAAATTAGAAAATAATCGTGAACTTATTGGAACAGATTCCCTTGCTGTATTAGGTACTAGAGATATTTGTGTTAAAGAACTTTCTGATTATTTTATGATAGATTTTATTGAATTAGGAAATATTAAAAAACGATAATTATTGAAAATAATATATTATAAATATTAAAATATAATATATTAAAATGGCTCACTCTAAACGAATCTTAAAAGATATTGAAAGCGTCACTTTCAATAAAGATCACTGGGATAATAAACAAACATATTATTATCAAGCGAATGAAAATAATATGAATCTTGGACACGTGCTTATTATGGGCGTTGAAAACTCACCATATTATGGTGGCTTTTATTTTTTCGATAATATTTTTCCAGATGAATATCCATTTGTTCCGCCAAAATGGAAGTTTTTAACAAATGATGGAAAAACTCGTTTTAATCCTAATTTATACCAAACAAATGCTCACGGTAAAGTATGTCTTTCTATTCTAAATACTTGGGGTGAATCTACTTGGTCACAAATTCAACGATTTTCTTCTGTAATTGAAACTGTTCGTGCACATCTTTTCCACGATAAACCTCTTATTAATGAACCAGGATATTCAGATAAAGATCCTATGAATGATATCTATTCCCGTATGCTTTATTATCAAAATTTAAATTTTAATGTTTATTCTAATCTAACTGATACTCCAACTTATGCATTACCGTTTAAACAAATTATGATTGATAATTTTAAATTTAACCAAGAATACTTTCAAAAATATATAGATACAAATAAATATTTACATGGTAAATCAGAAGCTATTCGTTATGATTCTCAATCTGTAACGTATGATTTTGAAAAATTACAAAAAAAATATAATGAAATTTTATCTAAAATAAATTAGAATTTTATAATTATATTATATTATATAATTATGACAGAATCATCAGATTATTTTACTTTTTCAGAATCATCGGATACAAGTCAAGAAGGTGGTAATGAGACTAAGCTTATATTATTGCTCATATTGTGTATATGTTGTTGTATATCTATATGTATATGTTCATCTAGTATAAGAATATAAATAATTTAAAAATAATATCTAATTAATTTAATTCTCTTAAATATATTATAGTATCACTAAATGATCCTATCGATCTTATAAAATATTTTGCGCCTACACATACATAAATATCTTTTACCGCATCTTGTAATGATGTTTGTCTTAAATTATTATTATCTTCTATTTTTTTATAAACCATTCTATCTCCATATATATCAATAAATTTTTTCTGTGTATTCCTACAATCAGTAGCAATATAAATTTTTAAATCTTTTGGATATTGATTAATAAAATTTATATATTCCTCATCATTTTTTATATTATCTTTATACCCACTCGATGTTAATGCATCTGTTCTTCTTATATGACATGCAATATATTCTTCTCCTAATTGTTCTTTTATACTATTTATTTCATTTTGTATTGATGGTATTGGTTTTAATAATAAATAATAATTATCTTTAATATAATCTTCATTTTCTTTATCCCAATTTTGATAATCACTATAATTGTTTGGTTCCCAATCTTTAACTTGAATATATTGAATATCTACATTTGGTATTGATTCAAATAAATTATCAAATTCATCTGGACAATCTTCAGTTTTATTCCAATATAGTTTTAATTTTTTACCTTCTTTATTTGCTTTGTATAAATAACTTAATAATACTTGTAATTTATTACACAACCCTGCTAATGCAATGACTGTTATATACGGTTCATTTTTATAATTTTCATAATTATTAATTAAAATCCATATGGTAATAGATATTACTACATATATTAAAATTATTTGTATGTTCATATATTACTATGAGAATTACTTTTTTAATTAAATATTTTACATATCTAATTAATTTTTATCCGTTCTCATTACAAATAAGAATATTATTAAAAACACTAAAACACCTCCACATACTACATACATAAAATTAGATAAACTTAATACTATCTTTTTATTTGTAAAATTCATAATTCCCTTAAAATATGGAATGTTATTTACAACCTCATCATTATCTACTACTAATTGTCCAGAATCATCCAAACATTGAAAATGTAACTCCTTCGGATATGGATCAATATTTAAACATGGATAAATTGTATTAATATTAAGTTTTGATATTCCATATGATGTTACAGTGTAACCTAAGAAATTTAATTTTTTATCTATTTTTAATAAATCTCTATCCGGTATATTATTTTCATTTGAAAATGTAATATATAAATATATTAACTGTGCTATAAATTTAGGTGTAAACGAACTGTCAAAATATAAATAACTATTATCTGCATCTTCATATACATAATTTTTTAAATTAATACCCTTATTACTTACCCTATAAAAATTAGTATCCGATATTAATTTTGTTGTTTTATCTATATTATCTAATACCGTAATTTGCCAATATCCATTATCTAATTTATTCGCTTGTACAACTTTACTTGTCATATTATATTATAACAATAAATTAATTTATATTTATAATAAATTAATTTATCTCGCTTCGCTAAAGCGCCCCGTTAATGAATTTTAATAATAACCGTTACTGTGAGTGAAATGAACCGGGCGTAGCGAGATAATTTCCTAATTATTTCATAATTAGGAATAAATTTTAAATAAAATTTATCCGTCAGGATTTATTGTTATTGCTTTTTATCAAATAATGTTAATATTAGTGCTACTGCAATAACAAATAATAAAAAGTTCATCGCTCCTAATCCATAAACATAATATCTGTTATATTCATTATTTATAACATTATTGTTATTGCATATTATTTCTGGAAATGCTCCTGGTGCACCTTCAAAATATTCTCTATCTTCATTCACTAATACTGACATGCAATCATAATTATTATATAATTGATTACGTTTCATTTGCATTCTTCTTACATTTAAATTATCTTCAAACGCTAATATCATGCAAAAATCAACTGGAACTACATAGTTATATACATCAAGTCTTTGAACTGGATTAAGCGATACTTCGTATAGACCATTATTATCTAACTTATTTAATTGTCCAAATCTACCAAATTTATATAAATTTGTATAATTCTTTTTTGCATCTTTTCCATCTAAAAATAAATATTTGTTATCAGTAGATATATTAAAATATCCTACTTTCTTATTATTTGTATATCCAGTTTCATTAATTATTCTATATTGATTTTTAACTAAAGAACCATCATTCATTGTTAAATCATATAATCCTGTATCATTGTTTAATTTATAAGATACTAAATATCTTTGATTCATAATATCGCTCATATATTTATAGAATATTTTTATTATAAATTAATTTTTATTTAACATAACTTGCTCTATCGTATTTTTCATAATAAATCTCATCACCTTTACATTGTTCTTTTGTCCAAGTCTTACCGCTCGTCCAATCGCCTGTTTCTCTACATCTTTCTTAGACTTCACATCCGTAATTAAATGTGTATCCAATAATATAATGTGACTCGCCTCAATTAAATTCGTTCCCGAATTTGCCCTATCAGCTGATAATAATATCACATTCTCTTCTCCATTCTTAAATCTTTTTAATTGTTTACTCACTACATACGCATTGCCTTTTAAATTTACAAACTTAATCTTATTCTCTTCTAATACATCTCCAATTAAATCTAATGTCACCTTTTCCGTTGCAAATATAATAATCTTTCCCTTGCACGCCTTCACATACTCTAATATCGCATTAATTTTTGTCCCTCCATTCGTCATATTCACTTTCTCCTCTTCCTTCGTTTCAATCCTCTTTTTAATATCATCACCTGTAATCATATTTAAATTCTTATCCACAATTGCATTTATCTCCTGTCTAGTTAACGGATGCCTACACATCGGACATTTAATCTGCTGTGTATTCTTAAACATTTCATTCACACAATTGCCACAATACATATGATTGCATTCAGTAATCATTGCTGAATCAAAATTACCAAAACAAATCATACACGGGTCATTTAGTTTTTCTTCAATCATCCCATTAAAGTTATTAATAATCGCCTCTTTTTCCTTAATCAACTTTAATTCCTTCTCTAATTGTACCATATATTTTTCATTCGTCTCTAATTTCTTTGTTATCCTATCAATTGTATCTGCAATTACATTTTGATCTTTAGAATTTATATTCATCATATAAAAATCTCCTGTGATGATTGGATAATTAATTTTAATATGATCCGGTGTTTCCTTTCTATCCGTATAAAACCAATCAATTAATTCCTTAATATATCCATTCGTCTTTTTCTGTGCATCTATTTTATCCATATGCTCCTGACGCTTTTTATTATGTTGCTCTAACATTTTATCCTTTAATTCACTCACCGTCGCAAATCCACTAAATGCCGAATCTTGTGATGAGATTTTGTAATTTGTACATAATGCAATCATCCGCTTATTATCTCCAGTAGCATTATTATACAATAGTTTTTCGATATTTGACATCTCCAATTCTACAATATTCTCCTCATATTCTGGTATATAAATTTCCGTATTTACTTTCTTCTGATCATTGTAACGATAATATTTATTTATGAAATTCCAATAATCTTTAATATCTGTTGTTACTTTATACCATCTACTTAAACTTAATAAATTTTGATTCACATAATACGTATTATTTGTCAAGAATTGTAATATTAACTCACAATTCGTATTCAAATTTGGTGTTCCTGATATACCCCATTTATACGCTGCTTTGATTTCATTAATTGCAGTAAATGTTCGTCGTGAATTTGCATCTGGGGTAAATAACTCATGAACTTCGTCTACAATTACCCGCTTCCAAAATACGTCTTGGAGGTTATACCCTTCTGGGTGAAGAGTTCGTTTAGTATTTTGTAAAAATGTGATGGGAATAATCATTATTTGATATTTTTCGATATCTTCCAAATGTAACTTGTTAAAATCTCGAATCGTATTAATTAAATATATCTTTGCTTTTGAAAAATACTTCTTAATCTCACTATCCCATTGCTGTAATAATCTTACTGGTACAATTAATAAATTACAATTCGTTTTTAACTTGTACGTTCCAAATAAAATCTTGTATTCATCATCTATTACACTTTTAATTTGATCTATATGATCATACATATCTACATTCGTATTTTCATTTAATGATGTTTTATACTCTTGTAACATCTTACCACGCTCTGTGCAAATATCATTTATTTTTGTACTATCATCTGTAATATGAACTGTTAATGTTAATGTTTTACCTAAACCCATATTATCACATAATAATCCTCCTTGAATATGATAGAAATATTTTAATTGATTGTATGCTTCCGGCTTCTCTACATTCTTGCCACGAAGATATAATATATTATTATTCATCAAACAATATGTATCTAATTTTTGTTTATCATCATAACCTCTCATTGTTTCTACACTTTCTACATTATTTAAATTTGATTCTATATTCTTACACCAATTCACATTCTGTAACTGATATTTAAATGGTTTAATATCATATGTATTTTTAGTTGTATATTCACCATAATCTGTATTTGTAATATTATCTATTTTTAACTCTAATACTGAACGATTATGCATTAATGAAAATGTAAATACATCTTTTAATTTTAACGATGTTACACTAGGTTCCATTAATGTATTGTAAACTTCATCTAATGTATTTTTATTTAAAAATAGATTAATCTTTACCATATAACGATTTACAATATACGGTGATTTGATAATTTCTACAAACTTGCTAAAAAACTTTTCATCATTACTTAAATAATCTAATCTAGCCATCGTGAATAAAGTATACGGACTCTCTATAAGATTAACGTTAAATGTTGTATTTGAACCTGTTAAGTGTGTAAGATGCATCTTTTTTGTATCAGGATCAATCTTAAATTTATACGGAAAAGGATTTGTATCCAATTGTGTACCTAAAATAGGACTTGTTATATTGAATGCTAATTCATATGTTCCCATTGGAATCGTAGTATTTGCAATAATGTTTTCGTTTGATTCTTCATTATTATCACTAGGTGCATTTGGTTTAATTTGTAAAAACATTTTCTTATATTAAAATATGTATAAATTTTTGTTTATATTAGTAACTTTTGTAGTTATAGATGCCATTTATCTCAATTTTTCTAAAGATTACTATCAAAAAGAACTACAAATTGATTATAGTAATGTAAGAATGTTACCAGCTTTAATTGCTTGGGCAAGTATTGGTGTTGCCTATTATTTTATCGTTCAAGAACCATTTGAAAATAAATACATGCGTGGTCTAGTTTTAGCCATCGGTATGTACGGCGTTTACAATTTTACTAACTATTCAATCTATCCTAACTATTCCTATGATGTAACGTTACGTGATACAGCATGGGGATTATTATTAATTACTTTAGTTACTTGGATAACTTTTGAATCCGGTTTATAAAAAAAATCTAAGAATAAATTATATAATGTGGATTAACTACGTCTGTGGCCTCGTTTTCTTCCTTTGCGTTCCTGGCATTCTCTTCACCTTTCCCTCCGATAATAAATATATTACAACCGCTGCCCATGCGGTTATTTTTGTAGTTGTTCACCACGCCGTTAATGCGTACTTAAAAAAACATTACGGTATGGAAGAACCTAAATTAAATTAAATATTTACTTCTTCTTCTCTTGATTCTTAATAATTGCACGTACACCCTTACCCGCACGTTTATATTCTGCTTCATTTTTAGTCTTGTTCTTTTGTTGCTTTTTAGTCTGTGGAGTTGAGTCCATCTCGTTTTAACTAATTACTATATATACAAATAGTAATTAATTTTTTCAACTTTTAACTCGCTTTGCTCCTGATTTTTATAAAAAATCGTTCACTACGTTCACATTAGCTATGCTAATTTTTAGTAATATACTACGCTAATATCCTTAAATAAACGAAGTTTATGTGAGCAAAGCGAACTTTGCGTAGCAAAAGGAACGTAGTAAGTTTATTCCTCAAACCATGACTGGTCAATATTAACAGATGATGTTTCTTTCTTAACAATCTTATCCATTAATTTAATATTAATTGGTGACTGCTTCGTCCTAAATTCATATAATTGGTCCCACCTATTATGATCCGTTAAATAATAATTCTTCGCTGAATCTTTCGTAATTTCAATACCATATTGTGACTCTAATATCTTACTAATAAACTTTAACCTTTCTGCTAATTTCATATCTTTAATATTTTTCTTCGGAAATGATATACCATACTTCACTACAAAATATTCTTTGTTCTTTTCTAGTTCATTAATAAAATCTTCATTTACTTTCTCTTCCATTGTAATTGTCGGTAATTTACTACCAATATCAGTCAAACTAAATCCTAATGTATTAATAAATTTAATAGCCCACTGATGTTTCGTATATGCATTCTTTGTCGTCAAATCTGAATATGCATTCATCAAATACTGATTATTTACTCTGTCCATTCTAATATCATCTAATCGTTGGTCAATTGTCTTCTCATTATTCGGCAAGATAATACTCAAATTATGATAATGTTTCATTGTCGAAATATCTTTATAATTAGTTAAGATTTCTTTATTCACTGTTTCTAATGCATAACATTTTTTAAAATTTCTCTTCTTAATCTTACTCAATTCTTCTTGTGTCATATCTTCTGGTCTCTTACTCATAAGTTCTTTAAACTCATCTTCTGTGATATCCGGTGCATTATAAATTCCATCAATCTCTTTCGACATCTCCTCCTCTTTTCTGAGTTCTCGAATCTCTTTAATTTCATTCTTAATAATCTCACCATCTTCCCATTCATGTTTCTCAATCTTATATCCCTTCATCTTAAAATATCCAAATAACTGATTCGCAAAATTTAATCTGTCTCCAATTAATTCCTGTGTATTCATAATATATACATCATAAATTGGTTCATCTTTGTATGGATAGACAAACTTCTTCTGTAAAATATATTCTGTTTTAGTATCTTCCACTTCTTCTTCTAAGATAATTATACTTCCACCAGAACCCTCTAATAATTTAGAAATTGCATCTGGCTTGGTATTCGGTACATGCTTTTTCTGAATTAAATTATTCTGGATATTAAAAAATGTTAAATAATAATCATAACATACTAACTCACTAACTTTCTCAATACTTAAATTATGTCTGTCTGCTTCATATTCACAATACCGATCTAGTGCCAAATAAATTGTTTTATCTTTAGGACTACGAACTCGGTGCAACATCTGACAAAATTCTTGCGAACCCAGCGAATTCTCACATCCATACGCAAAAATGTGGTCAAAATATTCTTCATCGAATGAAATACCCATGCAAACTGACGGAGTATAAATTACAACATCATAACTACTCCATTTCTCATTTACATTTAATACTTGATCCATTTTATCTGCATCTGAAGTTTCACTATGAATCAATAAGATTTTTTTATTAGAAAATTTACTTTCTATTAGACGCTTGACATCTTTCGCTTGATTATTCGATGCCATCGGAATTACAATCTTCTTATTATCCTCGATTTTATCAATTAATACTTTTAGCCATGTAGCCAATCCCATATGACTAATTGTGTATTCATTATACGGCTGGAATTTATTCAGAATAATATTAATATCTTTACTTTCTACATTCATTAACTTTTTGAAATAATTAATACTTCTGTCAGATAAATCTGCATCCATAAAAATTACTTTCTCTGCTTCTTGAATTCTACACTCGAAACTACTTACAATTGATTGTGCTTTCATATTCTTCGTAAAATGACTCGATGTCATATACCTCATCAAACTCTCACACTCATCAATAATAATATACTTAAATTTATCATGATTTAACCGTAATAATGAATCAATCTGGCAAATCATTTTATCATGCTCAATATAAGATTCCTTCATTTCTGAATATAATTTAAATCCAAATTTCTTAATATCTCCCAATAATTTAATACCAAATGTTCGACGACTACTGATAAACAATACACTATCTTCCAAAGATAAATTACCCTCTTCAAATAAATACTTGAATAATGATGTAGTTTTACCAGTACCCTTTTCACTTTGAATACCACATAATTTACCTTTTAAGAATTCTTTCATCTCTTTAATCGGTACATATCTCGAATTAATTTCTTTGTAACTCTGTGAAATAACTAACTTTCTCTCTGGATATTCTGATACTATCGTATCCATCGTTTTCTGTGTAGTAAAACTAATCTTCTCTTCTTTACACCACATATATAATGTTCCAACACTAATCTTATTCTTACGATTATCTTTGAAACTCTTCCAATGTTTTAATGCATCTGATTTGTCTTTGTACTTTAACTTTGATTGCATACTAAATTTATGAAATAATTCAAATAACTGATTCTGATCTCCAATTGAATTACGTAATATCATTCCAATCTTAGACCAATAAAAATATTCATCATAATATTTATTAGGTAACTGCATCATAATATGTTCCAAATGTGCAATATCTACAGGTGTACCTTCTTTACTTTCTTTAGGTGAATCCTGTTCTAATACTTCTTCTTTCTCTTCAGCTTCATACACAACATCATAATCTTTTACATTGCAAATTAATGTACTCTTCCAAAACTCTTTTAGTGATGAATAATTATTCTCATTGTCAGTCTTCTTCTTACCAATTTCCATTATAATCGGTACAAGTGTTTGATTCTTAGTAATCTTCTTGGAGAAACATGTGCGTAAACAAGTCTTACGATAAATACTCTTATCACAACCCATTAGATTAATTCCTTCCAAATTACTAAAGAATTTGTCTGCAGCAATATAATTCTCCATCACTAATCCACGAAAGATAACGTGAAAAGAATATTTTGATACTTTATCTTTTGATTGATTTTCATTCTCTAATACTACAATATCATTCATAGTTAAATTACCAATATCAGAATTATTCACTGCAAGTAAAACTCCAGTAATAATCTGTTGCACATTCATATACACATCATCATAGGTTACATCTTCTTCTTTAGACACATCAATATCTAATGAAAAATGAATTGGATTATCTTCCCATGATTCATACAAATAATTCTTACCAGACTTCAATAGTTCCCAAATATTATCCAGCGTTCCTACAATAAATTGCTTAGAACCTTTAGACCCTTCTTTGTCTATCTGGAATAAATATTCATCTTTGTGTCCAGCCCAGTATGAAACTGCGGCAGTCTTTTTAGTAAAATATGCAAGTTTACTCATTTGTATTTATTAGTTTTTACTTTTTATATCTTAGAACTTCAATAGTGAAAATATCAATTTTTATAAAGTAATCATTGTTTATGGTAATCACATTGTAAAATAAAGATGAACTCGACCTTCTCTCAAATAACTATTATCTTTAGTATTCATTTCAATATCTTTTAACGATGAATTCGATGTAAGAATAAATATTACATTCTTATAATGAATTTCTACATCATCAAGAAATCTATTAAAATCACTCTTTGACCGAACAGGAACAGGAGTATATTTATGAGTATTTATTTTATTATTATGTATGTTATTAATCATAATATCTATTTCATCTAATAACACAATAAGTGGATTTGATGGTGTTGGATTTACACGTCTAATTAAATTGTGAATGTGATCTCCTGAATCTGTTGGATTAAACGTTTTACATATGCTACCATTTAATTCTTTTGCTAAAAGATATGCAATAGTTGTTTTACCAGAACCTGGTACACCATTAATAAAGCTAGTACAATAATTATTATCTTTGTAATATTTAATAATAGAATGTACTATTAAATTTTGATTTGGCTTACTCTTTTTGTTAAGAAAAAATGTTGATTCCTCATAATGAAGATTACCAAAATGACCTTGACGATTATAAATTGTGATCTCTTTTTTATTCTCTATTTCTCCAAATTTTGGAATAATCTCATTTTGTGAATCTTTTATCAAATTGTCAATATACTCTTGTGTTGTAATAATACATATCTCAAATATATCTCCATTTAACTGAATATTACCAACACAATACCATGATATGAATATTCCATGATGTTTAAATTCACTATTATAATAGACATAATTAGAACTAATAATATTATTCTTTAATTTTCGCAATATTACATCCACCTTACGTTGATCAATAATTTTATAAAACCTAATACCAAATACCTGAATTATAAAACATATCGGAATTAATAACCATACAAAACTATTAACAACCGCAAAGAAAATACTTCCTAAAAAGAAGGTATCCATTTTTAATTATTAAACACAGTAAATATAAATAAATTTTTCAATTTTAGTATATTATAAATTAAGTCTTTTCTATTAATTGTTTCATACGCCTACACGCATCATTAAAAAGTTCACGCTGTTTATTAATAACTGATTTACACTTTACAATATTAATTTTTAGTTGAATCGCTTCTATAAAATGTACATTAATATCTATATATTTATTATTATCATCATCAATATCATAGTCAATTTCATGATCTAGAATAATAGATAGAGGATCATTAAAACTGAAATAACCTGTATCAATAAGATTTTTCTGTTTTTCTTCTAGTTCTTTAATATGTTTTTCCATATCACGAGTTTCTTTTTTAATTTTAGCACTTGAATCATTTTGCAAATCAAAATAAGCTTTAAGCTTCTTTAAATTTAGTTGAGTTTTCATATTAATTGAATCACATTTATCTTTGTATTCCTTTTCAGAAATAGCATCATTTAGATTATAATCAATCTTAGCTCGCTTAGCTGGAGGTGGCTCAACAACAGGTTCAGACATTTCTTTAGATAGTTGCTTTTTATTTATTATATTCTCTTTGTTAGCAATTTTTTTATCAATTTTTCGAAGCAGTTGTTCAAAACGTATACGTTCAGAATAATAAAGAGAATTATTATTACTAATTCGACGTCTAATACTAATAAGTTCTGATACAGTATCTGCCCTGGAGATTTCAGTTTCGTACATTTTGTTATTGTGTAAATTAATCAATCAACTTATAAGATTATTTTTCAATTTTATAAATTAATTTGCCCATGATAATATTTCTGGGTTTAATTTCTCTACCAGTGAATTATCCCTTTCATTATATTCTATTTCAGTCCATTCACCATTAATTCTTTGATATATAGCATTACCAAACATTCCAGATATTCTAATTTTATTACCATCTTGGTCTATATTTACTGATTTAAAAATAATTGGATAATCATTTGCATCTTTTAAATCTGGTAATTCACATTTACTATCACCATCTACTGTTTCTACCCAAATAGCTAAATGCAACATAATTCTACGATTAAGTAATAAACTTTTAAAGTATTCTTGCCATACCGACATTTTTGTATATTATATTAATGTTTTTAATAAAAAAATTTTCAATTAATTTTGTTGATACTCATTCAACTCCTTAACCGATTCATCATAAATCTTCTTATGCTTCTTCATCTCCAGTTCATACGACTTAATCATATAAGTAAAATTCCAATAATCTGCATACATCTTCACATCCTTAACAGCATGAATTCTCCTGTCAACCTCTAACGTAAGGCTTGTTAGCATATCATCACCAACATCATCATCGTTAATAAGAAAACCATCCATATGACTTTTAAGTTCTGCACGTGACTTAACATGCATCTCCATACCAGACTTATTCTTGTAATAATTATATTCAGCATTAGCTTTCTTATTAATCAAATTCTTTAAAGTGTCATCATTCTTTGGTCGCTTAGCAGGAGGAGGCTGAGCTTCTGCCGCTGCATCTGCTAATACAGACAGTCGACCTTCATCAGAAATATTGTCATTCATAGTTTCCTTCTTATTCTTAATCATCTCAAGTAGTGCTTTATCTGTGCCATTATTTTTATGATGAATACTATTTTGAATTTTCTCTTCAAGCTTATTAAGTTCATTCATAGTAGTTGCATCGTGAATCTTCTGCGTATCGTTAGGCATTTTGGTTTGTATAAATGAATATTCCAAATTTGAAGATTATTTTTCAATTTTTTTGTGAAGCGATAAAATTCTGATCTATTGCTTTAGCTAGGATTTCAATTTTTCTTATTTTTTAATTCATATAATATATTTTTTACTAGTTCTATTGTACATATTTCTGCTAATTTATCTAATTTAGTACGTTTAACTTGTGGTGGTGGATTTTGATTCTGATCTTCCAAATTATCTAATTTTTGATTAATCGTAATTATTAATTTTTTATATCTTTCAGACGTCTTTTTAATAGCTGGATTATTTGTAATTTTAAATTTAATTGTAACTAATTCAGGTGTTGTGTTTGTCGCTTCTATTTGTTTTTCATATGAAATAGATTTTATTATTTTAATATTTTGATTTGTATTATTTATACGTTCTTTAATTATATTTAGCAGATTTTCATATCTTTTTCGTTGTAAATGATTACTTTTGAAAAAAGCATTATTTTTTATTCTATTTTGTATAAAAACTAATTCATCAATTGTAGTAGCATTGTTAATTTGATTTTCATATGAATGCGACATTTCAACTGATTATATGAATATTTAAAATAATAATATATAATATCAATTTTTGAGCAAACTAATTTTCAGTAAATTCACATATTAATTCTGTATATTCTGTAGGTAATTCATTATCAGCTGATATTACGTCTCTTGCCCATGTACCAACTAAATTTTCATTTAATCCTCTATAATCACCACCTCCTCTTCCATTTCCTTCTGCTGTTAATAATGGTAATGGATGAATTATATTTATTTTAGATTTATCTACATATTGTTTCTTAGTATGATTTAAAATATATGTATATTTATTTTCACTTACATTCGGAAAAAATGATTCTGCTCTTACCATCTTATTTAAATTTTTATCTGAATCAGGTTCATTATCTGCATAATCTCCTGCCCATACAATTCTACTTTTATAAAACATTCCATTAGAACTAATTATATCTTCAACTACACTAACAAAATTATTATCTATATATGAATGTTCCATTAATTTAACACCATTATAATAATTTGAAGGATTTAATGAGAAACGAATAAATTCTTTTTTACCTGATTTTTCTGCTAATATAATTACTTTGTAATATTGTCCCATTTTTTAATATATACAATTACTTTATAAAATTGATTATTAATAATTAAAGATATAAATTTAATAAACTTAATAAGATGCAATCTAATAGAGATAATCTACCATGGGTTGAAAAATATCGTCCTAAAAATATTAACGATGTCCTCCATCCTCCCATCACCAAATTTATTAATGATCTAATGACAAATGATTATTTACCTCATATGATATTCTATGGTGTTGCAGGAACTGGTAAAACTTCCACTATCTTTGCTATCGCCAATGAATATTTTAAAGGTGAAGCTAGTAAATATGTTTTGGAACTTAATGCATCTGATGACCGTGGTATTTCAGTTGTTCGTTCTCAAATCAAAGAATTTTGTCAATTACAAATTATCAAAAAACCAGAAATTAATATTAAATATAAATTAGTTATTCTAGATGAAGCTGATGCATTAACTGATGATGCTCAAGGTGCATTACGCCGAATTATTGAAACGTATACTTTTAATACCCGATTCTGTTTAATTTGCAATTACTTATCAAGATTAATTGATGCTATTTTATCCAGAAGTTTAGTTATTATTTTCCCTAAGATTTCTGATAAGATTATGACGGAAGCAATTACTAAAATTTCAATGAATGAGAATCTTAAATTATCCAAAGAACAATTAAAAAATATTATCTTTTCTTCCAATGGTGATTTACGTAAGGGTATTAACTTGTTACAAAATATGAGTTTATCTGATAATTTTTCATCAATTGGATTACAAGTAACAAGTATCAAATATATCTTAGATTATGTTAAAAAGCATAATGTAAAAGAATCGTATGATGAACTATGTAAATTAAGACTAGTAGAAAACTTTTCTATGTCAGATTTTTTAAATAAATTATTAAATTACTTATTAGAAAATTATATTACAAATCCAAAAATAAATAAATGTATTGTAAATCTTGCTCTTATTGAAAAGAATTTATTAGTAGGTTCAATTGAAAAAATTCATATTTGTGCTATCTTATCTACGCTAATAGACTTTCAAACTGCTTGAAATCTGCATTTTGTTCTTTTAAATAAGCATTTACCTCATCCTTCCTTAACTTAAAATGAGTTTTAATTACATCTTCAAACCCATTTTCAGGATACTTTAATTGATTTAGAATCGCATATTTAATTGTTCCCTCTCGAATATTCTGATTATATTCAATTGCATGGATATTTTTTGATGCATCACCAATACCACGTTCACGACCTGGTTCATTAAACCATGGGTCTTCACTAAATACCATTGAATAAATACTCATAATTACTTGGAATAATGTTGAACCAGTTCCATCTTTATTAGGTGCAATCCATTTTTCAGATTCAGAACCAGACCATGTTCCAAGTAAAGATAAACATACTTTACCACAATCATATAAGTTAGGATTAAAACGGAACTTGTTAATCCTAGATGTTGCATGACTAATTTGTGGAGGTGAATTAGGGAAATCATTTGGAATATATGCTTCAAATACAAAACATCCAAATTTATAAGGTGTATCTTCATTAGGAATAATTAGAAACTTGAACAAACTAATATTCTCTGGGTCATACCTAAAAAATATACCACTTTCTTTACTTAATGGTAGTGATGTTGAAATAACACCAAATTGTTTCATAATTAATCGACTCGCATTTGGTGTAGTAAATCCTTTGGTATCTTTTAATTCTTTAAGAAAAAAGTGTTTCTTCTTTACTTCATATGGATAAACATCTGATTGCATATTCTTTAATGTATTAATATATTGCTCATTAAGATTAATTACTTTTTCTTCTACTAATTTAATCTTATTAATTGCTTCAATAATATGTTTGTATTTATCATTATTATTATATAACTTAATAAAATCATTCAAAAATGGAATATTAGTCTTTAATTTCAAGTAATCCATGATATATAGAATTTCATGAATACTCGAAAAATAATGCTCATCCGTTAATTCATATTTCTCAATCAAATCAATCCAAAATGTTCGTAACCCAAATTGGTCATGAATATATTGTAAATCTGTATTATCTTTATATCCTGTAATAAAAATATAAATATTATGTAGAGTATGAAAGTTTTCTGTTTTAATTCTTACAATATTATTTAAATATGAATTTACATCCCATTTAGTAGCACAACCATAGCCAATCCCAGATTTATTAGTTGTTAAAGTTTTAATAATATTTGTATTTGTTTCTGCTGTTTTCATCTTAAAATTATTATTCTTCAGCAAATCTATCATATTGTTCGCAATAATATGATTTATTTTAGATTCTGTATTGCATTCTTCAATAAAATTTTTAATTCTCTCCACGATATATCCTATGTTCCGAATCTTGCTTGTATTTCGTGTATCCAGATCAGGGTGCGAAATCATCTGAAAAGTGTATATTGGGTCCAGTGGCGGAATAATTTTAATATTTGGCGTTACCATCGGATAATAGTCGACATCCATTTTTAAATGTAAAGTATAGTTTGGTTTCTTTTCGCTAATTTTCTTTACTTCAATTGTGTAAACATCATGAATCGTATATTTTTCACCAAAATCTTTAGTTTTCTCTTCTAACTTTTGTAACTCTTTAATAATAGAACCCGCTACTTCATTCGGACTAAATAGAGCATCATTCTTTTTGTTACCAAATTTAATATCTTTCAATAATGTATCTATATTAATAATATAATTCTTCGTTGAAATAGCATCTTTTTCTAATTCATAAAAGATAAATTGGTCTGACATCTTTTATTATTTAATTTATTTCTCGTAATCTTTTATCTTATCAATTTTTATAGAGAACATGGATCCTAATTTCTGGGGACATTCTACTTGGGTTTCCCTTCATTCTATAACTTTTAATTATCCTGTCACCCCTACCAGTGAAGATAAAACAAAAATGTATAATTATTTTAAACAACTATCTGGTGTCCTACCTTGCCCTTCTTGTGCAAAATCATTTGAATTATATTTTAATTATATTCCTATTACCGAATACTTAGATGATGTATATGGATTAACATTTTGGTTATACACTATGCACTTTATCGTGAATAAAAAATTAAAGAAAAAAAATATGAACTTCTCTTCTGTCGTTAAAATGTATTTAGCTCATAAAACAAATTGTGTAGTCAGTAAAAATCAATGCGTTAAAAATCCTGCACCCGAGAATCCTAATAAACATCTTGAATTCCAATCTATTGCTACTCAAAAATATTCCGATAAAACTCAACAATACGTAGCCAAATTATTAAAAGACTATCCAACTCTTTCTATCTAAACTCGCTTCGCTCCTCTCACTTCGTTCGTTTTTACACTAATCGTGTAAAATTCGCTATGCTCATCTCGCTACGCTCGGTTCGCTAAAGCTCACAGTAAAGGAGCGTGTAACGGTGAGTGAAACGAACCGAAGAACTTTAGTTCTGAGATAAATCCGTAAGGATTTATTGTTCTATCTAATTAAAAAATTTATTAATATAAATTTTTTAATCCTTAAATGTTTGCGTAGCAAACTGAGCGTAGCGAATTTTATGCGAGTAGCATAAAACGAACGAAGTGAGACGATAAATTTAAATTAATTTAAATTTATACCTAATTATGAAATAATTACGCAGCGAAGCGAAGTTTTTTTACGCCTGTGCAACACGGCCACGGGTTGATGGTCGACCACGGCCACGTCCACGGGTAGGAGCATTTGTTGGTGTAACTGTAACTTCATGTTGTGTAGGTACAGATCCAACCGCTGATGCATAACGACCACGAACTGTGTTGGTACGTGCTGCACGAACAGGTTGCCATTCACCGCTATTGTCATTTGTCTCTTGGTGTTGACCACCAGGAGTATAGTTTCGGTTTTGTACACGAGGAACATTGAGTGGCGAAAAGCGGTAGAAGCTTACATCACCAGTGTTACCTTTGAGTGTGTTGTAATCTTCAAGTCTATCTACTACTAATTTACCCGTGTGGTTATTTTCATCTACACGAGAATATAAGATATTGACATTTGCACATAAATCAGTTGTAACTTTCTTGAGTTGCTCAACTGTTAATTCATCTTTAAATCTTACAAATGTTGAGTAAGAGCATTGCTTGTATTTCATCTCACCATCATCTAATACTTTCTTTACGGCAGCAATGCTTGGTACATCTACAACTTCAACATAGTTAACATTCTCATTTTGGGTTACAACCGCTTTTAATTCTACTAATTGTGTCTTTACTGCATCTGTTAAGTTTAAGACTCTGAATGTTCTAGAGTTATCACTAGTTTGGCTCATCTTGGGTAATAAATTATATTATAAGTTTATCTTTAAGTAATTTTGACATAGTATTAAGAGATTCTGTTCTATTGATTTTATCAGAAGATGTTTTATCATAATATGAACTTTTTATTTTATTTATTGTTTCTTCTGTTATCATTTCTTTTTTTCCATCTGTTTCTATATAATAGATCTTAGTATCTTTACCATTTATATTTTGTTTTTCAGATACCAAAAATTTTTTATCATCCATTTTAAATCTCTTAATTTCACCATATTTATTATTAACGATTGTGCTTTTATTATAATTTTTAACATATTTTTCATCAAAATCATATCCAAAAAATGGTATTTTAAATATAGAAAAAATACTCTTTTTTTCCAATATGCTGTCGTATTTTTTTCTTCTATGGTAATCGGTTAAAATAAAAAAAGCTTCTTCGATTTTTTCATTTAATTTATTTTGTTCTTTTAATAAATTATATTGTTTTATTATTTCGTCTGTTGAAGCTAATTTATTTAATCCAATTATTTCATAATAATTACTCATATTTCTTTTATAGATTTTTTTTATATCTGAATTACTTTTAATATAATTTTATATATATTATAAATATATTCTTTATCGTTTTTGATAGTAATATCATGTGAAAGATTTCTGTATTCATAATATTTATCAGCATCTACGTTATATATTGAAAATCCAAAATCATCATTTCTTTTACTTATTAATATTTCATATACATCATCATTAACTTTAAATCTACTTTTTATTGCACATAAACCATGCATTTCATATCTATCCATTAAGCTATATTTATAAATATCATTTAAAAAATAATATATTTTAGATTCAATATTATATATTACTTTCCAATTGATATCGTGTATAAATTCTTTTCGTAATAATTTCATAAAATTGATTAAAAAATATAGTAATATTATTTTATATGAAGAATAAAATGACATTAATTAAAGATCATACATTTGTTGACAATGTTCACAAATTTAATTTTGTTAAAAAAATCAATGATGATATTGAATTTGCTATATTAGCTGAATTTCCAATTGATGATTTACCAGAAAAACATTTTTTACACTTATTATTATATTACATTGAATCAAATATATTTAATAAATATACTGAATATAAAAATGATTTGAATACTAGTATTGTTATTGATAATGATATACTTATTATAAATGATTATGCAATGTATATTTCTAAATATAGATATGAATGTACAATTATTTTACAATATATTTTATTTACTATTTATATTAATTAGATTGATATTGTGCTAATCCAAATAAAAATAATGCAAATATTGCAAATAAGATACCCCAAATTTCTAAATGTGTTATATTTTCTTTAAAATAATATAATCCGATTATTGTTATTACTACATTACTTATTAAATTCCATGTAAGATTTAATACACTCATGCCTGTAACTTGCATTCCTTTATAAAATACAATCATTTGAAATCCATATAAAATATACACAAAATATAACCAATTTTGTGTTAAAAATCCAAGACTGATATTTTTTACTATACTCATATTAATAACATCATTTGATGCTAAAATTAATCCGTAAAATAATCCACTATTAAATAAATTTTCCATATTATAGAAATTTATTTTATATTTGCTTTAATAATTCTTGAAATTCATCTGCTGTTAATTTTTTTAATTTTTCTATTAATTCTTGACTTGGTGATAATTTTTTAATTTCTTCTAATATATCTTGATTAGCTTGTGTTGAGTTGCTTACGGGGTCTACCTCTTTTGGGCTTGGCTTGCAACACTCCCCCTGACACGTCTGTGTTTGACTTAGCTGTTGTTTTTTTTTTCTTCATCATTTTCCATTTCTGGTTCCACTGGTTTACAGCAGCAATTTTCGGTGCAGGTTACGTTGGTACAGGTTCCGTTAGCGCAACATGTGACAGGTTCTACTGGACTTACATGTGTTGGTTCAGGACTTACGGGAACAACTACTGGTTCAGGTACAACTTCTACTGGAGTTGGTTCAGGTACAACTTCTACTGGAGTTGGTTCAGGTACAACTTCTGGTACAGGTTCAGGTACAACTTCTACTGGAGTTGGTTCAGGTACAACTTCTGGTACAGGTTCAGGTACAACTTCTACTGGAGTTGGTTCAGGAACAACTTCTGGTACAGGTTCAGGTGCTGGTGCAACAACTAAAACATTATTATTTTTTTCTACATCTGGTTCAACACTTACTGAAACTTGTACAGATTGTTCAGCACGTTGATGTGCTAATTTTCTTGCAAGATGAGCTGGTAAAGGCATTTATATATTATATATATTTATAAAAAAAATTAATTTTAAGCTTATTAATTTTTGCTAATTTCTTTTAACGAAAGTCTGGATTGAATGCATTTTCACCATCTAAAAATTTCTTTAAAAACCAATTAATCGGTTCATCCTTTTTAGAGTATTTTGCATGACCAAAATCAATTATATATACTTTACCATTCTTTTCAATAAAATTATATCCTGTAATATCAATATATTCAATACCTTCCTCTTCATATAATATATTTAAAATGTTCCTCATTTGTGTCCAAATAAGTGCAGGAATATTTTTTGCTTCGTCACCATACATATCAGCTATGCACATCTCTTCTAAATTTTCCATTACTAATTTACCTTCATAATACTTTTTTTCAGAATCATGAGTCACTGTATAACTATAAATTTTTGGTGAAAATCCATATTTACTTGCAATTAATTGGGTTTCATATTCTCTATCAATATTTCGTTTATTCTCTGAGCGAATATATTTAGTAAATGTCGACATCTTCTTAGTTAATATATTAATTATTGAGCATATTTAATATATTTTTCATTTTTATAGTAATGGTGTTAGTTCTTCAACAAACAACTAATCGATATTTTAAATTTCTTACTAAAACAAAAATATATAAATTTAATGACAATGAACATGATATCCAAAATTTAATGCGATTTTTATTAAGCAAATATCATGTTCATCCTGATACTATTGACGACTTAAATAAATTTATTTATGAAATTCACGATGATGATACTATTAAATATATACCTATTTATAATGAAACTCACTTAAAATATAATATTAAACTGTTTTACCACGTATAGATGTTTCACTCATAACTCCAGCTGATTGTTTATAAAAACTAATATTATTTTCATCTTCACGTAATTTTTCTGTATTAATACATCCAATATAACTCATTGTACTCTTAATACTCGATTCAATTCGCTGTAAAATATTCTTAACCGGACCCTTAATCTCTATCTCCATATCCATCCCCTCCGGATTTTGATTATCATTATATTCTTGATTAGATACTTCAGCCTTTGATGCCATCGCCATCGCTGATGCCATTCCACGATAATATTTAACTCTCCGATTATTTCTATTAATTATTTTACCAGGTGTTTCATCTGTTGCAGAAATTGTTTTTCCTAATATCATTGCATTTGATCCAATTACAAATGCTTTACTAATATTCCCATCTTTACCTAAATGTCCACCATCAGATATCATTCCAACATTATATTTTCTAGCCACATGTCTGCAACTCATTAATGCACTAAATTGACCACATCCTACACCCGTAACTAAACGTGTAGAACAAATTGAACCATTACCAATTCCAACACGAATACAATCTGCACCTGCTTTACATAAAAATTCAAATCCTTCTGGATTACATACATTTCCTGCCATGACTTCCACACCTAATGATTTTAATTCTTTTACTACGTTTGCTACTTTTTCATTATAACCATTTGCCACATCTACACAAATTAAATTACAACCAGCATTTATTAATTGTTTTGTTCTTTCTAAATAATCACCTACTATTCCAACTGATGCACCTACTAACAAACTATTATTTGTATCTAATGAATATTTATTTTTATTTAATTCATATTCCATAATACTCTTATAACTAATCATTCCACATAAATTTACTCCTTCACATGATAATGGTAACTTTTCTATTTTATGCTTTTTCATTATATTTAATGCTTCATCTTTAGTTATATTAGGATTTGCATATACTAATTTATCAAATGGTGTCATAATATTTTTTATTTTCGTTTGATTTGAATTACCACTTAATTTATGATTGTTTAAATCCCATTTTGTTACAATTCCACTTAACACTTCATAACATGTTACATCTATATTTTGTTTTTTTAGTACCACATAACTATAAACATTTAATTTATTTATTTGTGTAAGTAGTTCATCGACTGTATTATCTTCATTTATTGTGTATGGATTATCAATCTTAAATGATAAATATCTTTTTACACTTTTCACCATTTCTACTTGTTTTTCAATTGTATTGTATCTATGAATAATTCCTAAACCTCCGTTAAGAGCCATTTCTATTGCCATTTTATCTTCTGTAATTGTATCCATTGGACTTGATATAAGTGGAAGATTTAATGATATCTTTTTAGTTAATTTTGTTTTTAATGAAATATCTTTTCTAGATTGAATATTTGATAGTCTCGGATTAATTAATACATCATCAAATGATAGAGTATCTACTATTTGATTTGCGATAACCATTTCTTTAGGGGAATCAATCTTTGATAAATCAAGTTTTGAAAATTCTCTTGACATTCTTTTAGGTGGTTCAAAAATATCTATCCTAGATTTTACAATATTTGTATTTTCTTCTAAATCTGTCATTTTATTTAAATAATATATTAACAACTATTTAAATAATATTTATTGGCTATCTGTTGAACCTGTTGGTCCAGTTGATCCAGTTTTGGAGCCAGTTGCATTACCATTTTTAGCAGGTAAATTTAATGGCTTGTAGTTATACATCTTTTGGTATTTGAGTCTTAAACTTACATTAGGTGCTACATTACTTGCTGCTTTAGTAGTTACTTTTAATATTTTCCACATATCTCCCGCTAATGTAGGTGACGTTAAATATGCATATGGCATATAAAAATAACCTCTGTCTCCCCATCCTGTACCCCATGAATTTTGCATAATCCATACACCTTTGCTATCATCATAACCTAAGCAAATGCATGCATGACCACCTAATAACTGTTCAGTTGCTGTATTTGGCATTGGTACCATACCAGTTGAGGCGACTGCTGCTGATTCAAATGATGAATATACTTCAAAACCAACTACAAATGGATAACCAGATGTTAAACAACCTTTCATGCTATCTAATGTTTGTAATACTCTTGATGCCATTAATACTTCATTTTTAATACCTTCTGCATATGCTTGTTTACTTGGTTTAACTGCAATATTATTTGTATTGTATGACCATGTTGTTTCTTTGCATACACCATATGTTTCTAATGCATGAATACCTTGAGATAATGTTGAACCATCATCAATTGTATAATCTCCACCATCTAATACTCTTTCATTATAATATAAAAATAATCTGGATGGTGTGAATGTAGGCGCATCAAAAATATAAGCGTAACATAATGCATTTGCGGTACAGCTACCAATATTACCTTGGTCATACATAATTTTAACTTTGCTACGTAAATCTACTTTCGGGGCTACTCTATATCTAATAGAATAGTTTCTTACTCTTTCTGGTGCAACACCTCTTTCTACAGATAATGTATATTTTCTTACTGGTTCAGAACCTGTTGACATATACTATATTAAAATATTTTTAAATTTTAAAATAATATTTAATTATTCAATGCTCTTTGTGCATTAATATAATACGTCTGCAATCTATTCATAGATTCATCATTAATATTGCATTTATTCAATACATACGACTTTAATACAAATTCACATGCCTCAATACACTTTTTATAATTTTTACATCTAAAACTATTATTAATAAAATTGTAAATTGGTGGATCCGGAGCATCATAAATATATACATAGTCTGTAATCATTTGTTGATAATCACCATAATAATGTTCAAATAAATCTGGATTCTCAAAATATACAGGGCTATATAATTGTTCATCCGCATGTCCATATCCTAGTTTTGCATATTCTATAAATTTATCTAATATTAATTTACATACCTTATCCATATAATTTGCATTACCCGTAAAAAATCCACTACACATACTACATCTTCCCCATTTAAAATATTCTGCTGTATCTTTTATTAATTCTTCAGGAATATAATCAATATAACATGTAGAAAATTTATCTCTTTTAACTGATAATGCTTCATCTAACCTAATTAAATTTTTAAATCCCATTCTCTCAATACAAAAATTAATCCACGCAAAATGCGTACTTCCAAATGGATTTAATTCTATCATCTCATTTAACATTATATATCTAGTCATGCAAAATAAATAATAACTTGCTGTATTTCTATTATCAAAATGATATGGTTTTTCTTGTCTATTTTTGTTAATTATATCTCTATATTCTTTAATTGTTTTACCATCCTTAAACTTAAATTCATCAAAATTTAACACACTATAAATTGTTTTATCTTTTAAATAACTTGGTCTTATCGTTTTTATTATATCTTGACTTTCCTTATCACAATAAATAACTAAATTATATGGTAATGATAATGTTGATAATGCATGACTATAATAATAATTATTATCTCTCTTATTAATTTCATCACTTGCATCTGGACATTTAGTAAGATTAAAATATGCTGTCACTAATGTCCAATTACTATTATCATATTTATGAAATGTAATATCCTTATTAAATGTAAATACTCCCGTTCCTGACCAATGTCCGATTGGTGTTAAATCATATCTTTCTGTATCTGGAATTTTATACCAAAAATTATTTCTCATTTCTTGAAAATACCATATATCATCACATATTACAAATCCTTGATAATTAATACTTTTTAAATAATTATAAAAATCTAATTCCATTGTACCATTGTGTGGATGAACATCCAAAAATATAAATGGAGCCTTTAAAATAGTATCTTTCCATTTCTTTCTTACATCTGCATTAAATAAATCTTCTATATGATATTCAATATTATCTTGTGGTTTAACATCTTTCTTTACAATATCAAATGAATGAATTGTATTTGTTTTATTATATGATAAGGCTAATGCATTATTTCCTTCATGAGTTCCAATATCAATAATATTAACATTGTCAAATAAAGTAGAAATATATGCTAATAATCTATAGTGTTCTTTACCTGGTACATCAAAAAATTCATTATGATCAAATATACTTTTATATCTATCGTAATCAACTGTCTTAATATCATTTAAAGTTATGTTGTAATTTGGCATTTTTATATATTAATCTTAAGGGTTTATATCAATTAAAATATATATTCTCTTTAATCTTAAGAATATCTTTCCCGCAAAAACATTGATGTGTTTTCTTAACACGTTTATACGCCTTCTTTACATGCGAAAAACATTTCTCACAATATGTTAAATGATATCCATCATCATCATCTATTTCCTTAATCTTATCACAACTTGCTACAATACATGCAACATTGTAACAATCTTCTGTAATGCACTTGAAATAATGCTCTTTGTTTTTTTGACTTTCTGTCATTGTAATCTTACGAATCCATGTTACATTCTGTTTGCAATATGAACATTTATTAGTTGGATCACTTATTAATATCTTTTCTGCACAATCTTTACATGCATAACAGTGTCCGCATGAAAATACATATTCACGAATTTCACTGTAACAAATTGTACACATACTCATATCTCGATTAATATTAATATTTGCTTCTTCCTCAGGTCCTGGTTGAGATGATGGCGTTCGTTGAACTGCTACACTCATCGTAGCTGCGGCAGATAACATTCTTGATGCAGAACAAGATGTTGTTTGTAAAAGTTCTTGAATATTTACTTCACCTGGTGATAATGTATTATAATACAACTTTAATCCATGCTTCTTATTATAAAATAGAATTTCACTTAACGAAAAATCAACAATATCTTTATCGCTTGATAGTTCCCTTAAATAATCTTTGTTCCTATTACAAATACTGTTAATCTTTCTAAAATTACCAATATTATCATCGTCTGATGAAATTGAAGCAATATTGATATTATGACCAATTTCATTTGCAAGTTCAATCATCTTCTCTATCTTTGAATTATCTACATTAATATACTTAGTAGAATCATGTAAAACCATCTCAAATTTATTCTGCTTAGAATCTTCCCATTCAATTTTAGCCTTAAACTTTGTTGAATCAATTACTTTATACACAACACGTTGATAATATTTCATATTCAATAAATTCATTGTATATTTTACATACTCTACAGCTTCTTCTGAATCAGTTTTACTCGCTTCATCCTCCAATAGAATATCAGATCCTGGTAATAAAATAGCGAGTTCCGGTAATTTACTAAGTAAATTAGCTTTATTTTCACTAGAAAATTCCGGTAAATTATGCTCTGAATCACTTACATAATGAATTACACTTGCAGCAGGTGAATAACCTGCATTTTGTGTTGCTAATCCATGAGACCCAAATTGATAACTTACATTTAATGGTTCTGAACTAATTTCAGTCTCCATCGATCCGGATTGATCTACCATAAATAATAATAAATCTGTCTTAAAATTAATATTAGAATCCATCATTGAATTAAGTTTCTTTACTACAATATTATTATTATAATTCTCAATTATAAGACTCTTATTCTCCACATTTGATTTAAATTTAGTAGTTTTGTATTCATCTTCAGTAATTTTTTCTGCTTTCATAATTGAACCAACTTGAAAATTATCAAGTGGACCCATCAATGTCACTTTAATATTATACCAATTATCAATATCATGATCACTTCCATCTGCCATTTGTGATAACAATTCTTGTTGGATAATATCAGCAGAACTACCTTCAACTGTATCATTAGTCTTCGAAATTAATGATAGAGTTTCATGATCATATGTTTCTTTATGACCAATTCCCATTGTGGTTGTCTTAGATTTATATTTTTGAATAAATCCTAGCTTACTTGGTGTTAATTTTATATTATTCTCACCATCAGATAAAAAGAATATTTCATTTGCATTTTTAAATTCAGTAATACAATCTAATAATTCATATGGTGATAAAAAATCAGTACCACCTTCAGGGTGAGACAAATTAATTGCTTTAATAATATCATCATATGAAGTATTATCAAATAATAGATATTGTTTTTTATAATTAGTTACAATTAAATGTTTAGATTCATCGCTAATTTTAATATTTGTATATAACGTTGTATTATTATCAAATAAAAATATTGCAATATTTATATTCTTTTTCTTTGCATATTCAGTGTTACAAATTAATGTTTCTTTGCAAATGTCATAACGAGTTGGCATTCTAAGTTAACTTTCTATTAGCTAGTAATTAATTATTTAGTTTTCAATTTTTCTTTATTTATATTATATACAAAATGCATTGGTTAGCCGCTGTTCTCTTCTTCGTCTTATCTCCTGGTGTTTTAGTTACTCTCCCTCCTGGACGCAGCGGTAAAGTTTGGATGAGTCGCGAAACATCTTTACAAGCTGCTGCTGTTCACGCCATTGTATTCGTCGTTGTCTCACACTTTGTCTGGCAATACGCTAAATCACACAATATGGTCTTTTAAATTTTTGTATTATAATTCTTAATAATATAAAAAAATATCTATAGCTTATTTTATTACTTCATACGTTAATGTTTGTATTCTCTCCGGCGAAATTAGAAAGAAATGTCTCTCTTTGGAAAAAATGTCTACCGTCAATTAAACCATACTATGCAATGAAATGCAATCCCCACCCATTCATTATTACTAAATTATCTCAATTAAAAGTAAATTTTGAATGTGCTGCTGTATCTGAAATATCAAGTTGCTTATCCACGACAAATGACATCATTTATGGTCATCCTCATAAAACAGTTGACCAAGTTCAATATGCAAAAACTCATAAAATTAATAAAATTGTATATGATTCATTATCTCAATTAAAACTAATTCATACCACTTATCCTGATGCCTTACCAATTTTACGTATTAAATCGAGTGAAAATAAATCTGAAATTAAATTTAATCAAAAATTTGGTGCATCTGATGAAGAATTAGATGAGATAGTAAGTTACCATAAGAGAGAAAAATTTCCATTGTTAGGAATATCATTTCACGTAGGTAGTAAATGTTATTATCCTGAACAATATATAGAGACAATAGAGAAAATATATTCATTAGATGTGAAGTATAATTTAAAATTACGTATGATAGATATTGGAGGGGGATTTCCATCTATCGACGATAATTTTACTGAAACAAATTTTATCGGTTATACTGGAATTATTGATCGTTATTTTTTAAAACATAATTCATTAGAAAGATACAACATTGTAGCTGAACCTGGTAGATTCATGGTTGATAATGTTCTTAAATTTATAGTAAAAGTTATTAATAAAAAAGTTAAAAATAATCATAATATCTATTATATTAATGATAGTGTATATGGTTCAATGAATGGTATTATGTTTGACGGTCGTAAAATTCCATCTGATAAAAATCTTAAAAACTATCCTACTATTTTATATGGACAAACATGTGATTCTGTTGATAATATAGAATGTAACATTCCTGAATATAATATCGGTGATGAAATTTGTTTTGATAACTTTGGTGCATATACATGGTGTGCTGCATCAACATTTAACGGTTTTCCCATTGCTGAATGGGTTTTAGAAAAAGATTAATAAAATTATATATCTAATTTTATTAATAAAGATCGTGTTTACCTCTCCTAACATAATAAGCATCAATATTTGTAGATTCATCTTCTTGATTTTCATTTGCATTATCTTCAAGTTCTGAATCAAATTCAGGAACCTCACATCCATAGTTTTCATTGATGATTGGTTTTTCAATATACGGTTCATTTGAATCAAAACACTCTTTACAGTATAATTTGAATATTTTTCCATGAAAAGATAAATATAAAATATTTATGTGTTCACCATCTTTAGGTGGAATAAACTTGTTATGATTATTTATAATGTTGTCATTTGTATATATTATAATATTAAGTCTCTTACAACAACAACATACATTTTCATCATAACATTCTGTACAAAAAGATTCGCCGTATTGATTATCACCATATAAAATAGTGGTTTCCTTTTTGCATAATAAACATTTTTTCATGATGACAACATTAATATAATACTATAATTACTTTTTTTTAAGCACTAATTAAAAAAAGAAAAACCTCCTCCTGGATTATTTTAAGATGATGAATCTGATGATTCTGAAGAAGATGAATCTGAACCACCTTCTGAATCACTAAGTAAACCTGATGCCATAGTTAATCCACCAAATCCACATAATAATATACTACAAACACATATTATACATATAATACAACTTGAACTTGAACTACCAGATGAACCAAAACCACCAAAATCTCCAACAAATGAACTAGCTGAAAATTCTGATGATGCTACTTGAGTTGATGCTTGGTCTGTACGTAAATCATTTTTAGTAGCAGAAGATTGTTTTTGAACATTTTCATTTGATACTTGATCATCTGTTTTTGTACCAAGTGCGCTGGTTATACCATTTACAATTGCAGTACCAATATTTATTTTAGATGTTAATGTTTGACGTAATGTAACATTAAATTTTTGAGATATATTCTTAAGTACACAATTACCTCCAATATTTGATATATTAATATTCATATCTTGATTACCAATAACAGATTGAGATAATATATTTACTGTATTTTTTGTAAAATTTTGTGTAACTGAATTATTTACAACTGTTTTTAATATTTTTTTAAAATCTACATCACTTACATATGGTGCAGATATATCTACTGCATTTGATACATGTTGATTAGAAATTTGTGTTATATTTGTATTTGCATCTAAATTTTGACCTTGTGCTGCAGGTGGGTCAACTGATGGTAATGCAGTTGTTACTTTAGTATTTGCAACAGAACCTTTTGCTGCTTGAGATAAACTTGCACTTTGTTGTGCTGCTAATGCAGTTGTTAAATCATCATTCATTACTTGATCATTTTTTGCAGTTGAACTTGCTGAGAATTGTTGTAATACTGCTGTTGCTAAATCTGTTCTAACATCATCAATTGCTGACATTGTCATTGTAGCTATTTGTGCCATATCAACTGTAGCTTCTTGAGATACACCTTCAATATCTAAATTACCTGCACAACCATTTACACTAATATTCATTGATTGATTTATTTCTACAGTTTGACTAGTAGTAGTAGTTGTATTTGAAATACTATTTACAACCATTTGATTTGTATTTTCACAAAGACTGTCAATTGAATTTTTTGTCATGATATGTACACCCATATCAATTTTTGTGCTATTTTCTGATACATTATTATTAATCTGTGTATTATTAAATGTTGGATTACATGTTGCTTGATCAGTTGCTGAAGTATCTGTATAGGAGCCCGCACCACCCACTGATATTGGACCTATTCCTGCTGACGCACCACCTGCTATCGTCTTACCTGCTGCACTATTTGTAAATGTACATCCTGGCCCAGGGTAAGGTGGTTGACTAACATCTGTAGAACATCCTCCTGCTGCCCCTGCAGCACCAAAACCTGCGGCTGCACCTGATCCACAATCTGCTGGCATTTTACTATAATTTAAAAAAAGAAAAATATTTTTTTAGTTTATGGGAATAGAAAAATTTTTTAATACTTTACATACTTCATATAAAGCAACTTTAATCACTCCATTCAAAAAAACATCAGCTGATTTTCTATTCTTCGATTTTAATTCTATCATTCATAAAATATCAGCTCAAACTGTATCTGATTTAAATTATCTCTATAAAATTTTATTAGTATCCTCAAATTATCCATCTGATAAACTTGTCAAATATTTTACTAATAAATATAAAAATTATGAAAATATATTCCATTTATCTATAGATTTTCTTCACACACCTTCTGGTATTTCTCAATTAATCACTGATTTAAAGAAGATTGATATTAATACCATTATCATATATCAAATCATTAAACATATCGAATATTATATTTCACAAATTACTGAATTAAAATATGTCTACATTTCTATTGATGGTGTTCCTAGCATTGGTAAAATAATGGAACAACGTCATAGAAGATATATAGGCGAAATTATCGGATACAAAAATTATAAAAAAATTATGTCCTCTAATTTTCCAAATAAATTATCCGAAGATTATCCATATGATTATCCTGCTTACTATCAAACTAGATTCCAATTTCCAAAATTAAATATATCTCCTAATACATCCTTCATGAGAAAATTAGTTAAATCTATTAAAAATCATAACTTCCCTATTCCCGTTCAAATAAATGATGACTCTGTTAGCGGTGAAGGCGAATTTAAAATAATTAATTTCATCCGCTCTTTCAATGATTTATTTATAGATAAAAAAATTATTATTTATAGCCCTGATTCTGATATGATTTTATTATCTTCTATTTTACCTCATGATATTTATATATTACGTTTTGACCAACAAGAAAATATTGATTATATAATGTCCACTGAAATCTTTAAAAAAATTGTCTCCAAATATATTACTGATAAAAATAATTCTGAAAAAGAAATTCAATCTATTATTAATGATGTAATTTTTATTTTTAGTATATTTGGTGATGACTTTTTACCCAGATTAGAATGTATCCAAGTTAATTATCACTATGATAAAATATTAAATATTTATAAAAAGATTCATCAAGATGGTTATATTTTAGAGGATGATTCAATTAATCTTAAACAAATGAAAAACTTTATGAATGAACTTGCTAAAATAGAACTTTCTTTATTCAGCGATACGTTTAATTTAAAAGATGTTAAAGATATTAATAATATTCCTAAAACTTCATACTTACGTAAAAAATCGTCTTCTTTTAATTATGATCCACTTGATGGTAAAATTATAAATGAAATTAATGAAGATATTAGTAATTACGATAAATTAGAAGAAAAATATAGTGTAAAATATTACCTATATTCTAGAGATGAATATTACAAACACTATGAAATGAAACCTGAAGAATCTTCTCTTGAATATATTAAAGGATTAACTTGGATTTATAATTATTATTTTAAAAATAAATTAGATTATAATTGGTATTATCCATTTGAAAAAGCACCACTAATATATGATTTAAATAATACCTTACAAAAATTAGATTCTCTTACATTTAAATCTGAAGATTATCCTCTTATTATGACACCAATTGAACAATCTATTTATACATCACCTATTGATACTACACATTTATTATCTAAAAATTATCAAAGTATCGCTAAAACATTTTATAAACAATTAGGTAAGAATTTTAAAAATATTTTAAATGAAATGGGTGAGGTTGATTGTAATAATTCTAGTTATCTAAATAAATGTTCTTTATTAAAAATTAATCATCCTATTTATAAATTATCACCAAAAGAATTTATAAAAAAATTTAGAAGTTACTCTAGTACAAACGATTTTCTCAAATACGTTAAATATTATGAAATTACAAACGATCCTTATTTTTATGATTTGATAAAAAAATTATAATTATATATTAATGCAAACATTATCTATTTTTTTAATAATTATATTAGGAATATATCTATATTTAATTTATTATCATAAAATAGATACCAGTAATATTTTAGATGTAATGCATACTTCGTTTATTCGTCAATTCATATTTGAATTAATACCATTTATAATTCTCTTTGGTACTCGTGATATGCATTTTATTAATATAACTAATGCTCCACAATTTTTTAATTCTGTCATCGGTAGAAGTATGATAGGTATGGTTGGTTTTACTTTTGTTTCATATGTTATTACTGCAGCAACTCCTCTAAAACCATCGGCTGTTTCTGTTCATACCGAACAACATTTAGAAATAGAAGATGATGAAGATGATCAAAACGAACATGATAAAGAAGAATCACAATATATTTCAAATAATAATGGAATTGAAAAATTTGGAAACACTAGAAATTATAAAAGAAAAAAACCAACTGCCAATGATACTCAATTATTACGATACGCTTTAATTTGATAAGTTTTCATTCACAAAATTTATTATTTTATAATCACTCTCTTTAATATTCTTATTTAATACATTTTTCTCATTATAAAATTTTCTTATTTTTTCTTCACATTCTTTCTCACTATTTTTACACGAATTTATTATATCTCTACTTTCTGTATGAAATTTAATTGGTATTTCTAATTTTCCCCACCATTTATCTCCAAAATTACCTAGCATTTTATATTTCAATAAATATTCACTAAAATTACAACTGGGATAATGTAAAATCTTACCATCTGATTTATCTAATAATTTACCTCCAGCAAATCCATGCACTCCTGTTATAATTGCATCGGATGTTAAATTTAATGCTGATTTTCCATTTGAATATGCAATATATTTTTCTCCTTTTGTTTTAAATTTATGCCCCTCTCTAAAACAATTTTGATAGCTATCATGATCTGGGATCATTTCATAATTATCAAAATGAATTATCGCATAATCATTATTAAATATTTCTGAAAATGGTTTATCCTCAGGATAAAATAATTCATCCCCGTCAATATGTAATATCCAATTAATACCATCTTTTCTTGCTGATTCTTCTACAGTGGCAAAATTTAAGATTTGTCTACTCATTACTTCTTCATCATATTTATCAGAAAACATTCCTAACATTCCACCAGTAGCTAAATTATTCCTCCATTCTTTCGTATTTTTAAATATTACAACTCTATCATCTTTATACTCTATATTTTCATTTTCATCATCTAATATAATATATAATTTATTGAATCCAATTTTTAAATGATATGATATCCAATCTTCTATTTTATGTGGATTCCTTACAGTTGTTATTATTGCAGTTGTTCCAATATTAACTGGATACGATTTTTTAGTAACTGGGATTGATTTTATTTTATCTGTTGTTATAATTTTTTTATCTTCAAATTGTTCTATTATAATCATACGTATTAATATTATACTTAATACTACAATTAAAAGAAGTAAAATAATTTTGGCTATATCCATAATTATATTAAATAAAAAATTAATTAATCGAAAAACTTATTTCTTGCTATCATAAAACTATTATATTTTCCAATATTAAAATCATATGTATCTACTAATAATTTATAGATTTCTTCATTCTTCATTGTCTTAACCTTTACATCTTCCTCTTTTGGTATATTACATTTCTTTGTAGCATTCTTGAAATAATCCCTCACCTCTTGATAATCATAATTATCTGGCTTATCCACTTGTTTAAATATTCCATCTAATGATCCAAATTTAGTCATATAATCAAAACTTCTTACAAATCCAATACCTTCAACTGTTGGTAAATAATCACATCCAAGAAGAATACTCAAATCAATAAATTGTGATTGATCAAATTTTAAATCTTTTAACATCTTCTCCAAATTAACTTCCACTATCGCCTCATCTTTTGTTGCAAAAAAATCCTTTAATACCCTTGACGCACCAAATGTTAATAAATCCATATCCTCTGTTGCTACCGCATACGCTAGTTTATTTTCCATTAAACATACACATTGTGCATCTGCTTCTTCTACAGAATCTACCCACGGAATTCCTAATGTTGTTAACATTTCTTTTGTATCTTTAATAATTTCTGGTGAAATTCTAGTAGCTTGCATAAATGCTGTAATCTTTTGTTCCATTGTTAATGTGCCATTTTTATCTTCTAATTTAGTCTCTGCTTCTTTTTTAATTTCATATCTCTTTTGTAACGTTTTCTTTTTAATTGCAGGTGGCTTTCCATCAAATACAAAAATTGGTGTAATTTTATGATTTAATAGCTTATTAATTAAATTTAAAATTCCATGTAGATGACTTGTTACTATTCCACTTTTAGATGTTAAATCTTTTCCTGTTTTTCTCATCGCAGATATATATTTATAAATTACTAAACTTGTATCAATTGCAATTGCTTTATTTTTATAATCATCATATTTCTTATCAATCATACTAGAAGGTGCATATTTATCTAAAAATTTTCGGAGATTTTTGATTCCCATTTTAGATATATATACTTTTTATTTTAAGTGACTACTTTTGAATAATATTCAGAATCTATTTCGCTGTTTCTTGTATCTATATAGTTGAGATACTTGACTATCTTATCAAGTATCGAATCTTCTATATTTGTGAGGTTTATAAAAACCCCGTTTATATTTTGACTATGTGTAACGTTATTTTCTTTGATTATCTTATATATTTCTATATAATGACGTTTATTTTTCAAATTTTGTATTCTTGTCATTATTTGTCTTTTTTCAACTAATGTATATTTTTCCATAGATATATTAGATATAGGATTTGTTATTTCATTAGTTGGTTCCATTTAACTTAATACTATATATTCATATATTAATTATATACCTAAAACGAATTTTTTACTATATTATTATATGAGTGATGAATATTATCCCTTACCCAGTGATTTAAATTTTCAATCAAAAATTTATAAGAAGAGAGAATTCCAATATTATCGAGCTAGTCAGCGTAAAAAAATTAATAATTATGATGAGTTAGCAAAATATAGACAAGCATCTTGTAAGAAAAAAAATACCGCCAATCCCCATCAATCTTTTTTAGCAAATTATATTACTCCTGATACACCTTATCGAGGTGCATTACTTTTTCATGGTGTAGGTACTGGTAAAACATTAAGTGCTATTTCTGTAGCTGAAAATTTTAAAAATATTGTAAAACGTTATCAAACTAAAATATATGTTTTAGTTTCAGGACCATTAATTAGTGATAACTGGAAAAATGATATTATTAAATTTTATGGTAAAGATTATCTAAAAGAAATTCCATATGACTCAAATAACGATGCATCTGTTCGAGAAGCCGAGCGTTCAGCAAAACAATTAATTAATCAATATTATAGATTTATGAGTTACAAAACATTTTATCGTAAAGTTCTCGGTGAAAGAATTGTTGAAAAAAAGACTGTTGATGATAAAGTTCAAAAAATATATAGAAAAAATGAAGAAGGCGAATATGAAAGAGATGTAGCTATCGATAAAATTGAATCTTTAGATAATACTTTATTAATTATTGATGAAGCACATAATTTAACTGGTACTGATCATGGCTTAAATAACTACGGTTTAGCCGTTAAAAAAATTATTAATAAATCTAAAAATCTTCGTGTTCTTTTACTATCTGGAACTCCTATGAAAAATTTTGCTGATGATATTATTGAACTAATTAATTTTATTCGCCCTAAAGAATTTCCTATGTTACGTGAAAAAATATTTACCACTGATAAATCATCAAATATGACTCTTAAACCTGATGGATTAGAATATTTTAAAAGTATGTCTCAAGGCTATGTTTCCTATTTCCGTGGAGCTGATCCTTTCTTATTTGCCCTTAAAAAAGAAATGGGTGAAATTCCTTCTGATATGCTTTTTACACCACTTGTATTATGTAATATGAAAGATTTCCAATTAAATGCCTACAAAGAAATTACTAAAAAATTCGCCGAAGATGCACTCGAAAAAAATTCAGGCTCTATCTCCAATTTTGCATTACCTATTTATGAAGATGGAAAATTATCTGCTACCTATGGCAATGAAGGCTTTAATAAATTATTAAAACAATTAGAAAATTCTTCCATTAAAACTCAATTATGCAATGCTATTAATAAAAAAGTTTTCAACGGTAAATATCCAAATCCTAATCAATTAATTCGATTAAATCAATCTAAATCTAGTATTACTGGTGATATTTTATTAAAAGATAATTTAATTTATTTTTCTAGTAAAATGTACCATTGCTTCAAAAATGTATCTGAATTAGTTGAAGATAAACGTGGTGCATCTTTAGCATTTGTTTATTGTAATTTAGTTAAAGTTGGTATTGACCTCTTTGAAGAAATATTATTAGCTAATGGCTATTTAACTTACAAAGAAAATGGTGAATATGATATTCAAGATAATACTATTGATTACCAATACGGTTTAAGTTTTGTTGATTTTAAAAAGAAATTTGGTAAGGAAAAATTTTACCCTGCTGTTTACATTAAATATACTGGATCTGATGATGATGAAGAATTAGAAGAACATGATGAAAAAGGTGAAATTCTTAAAAATGTATTTAATAAAGTTACAAATAAAAATGGTAAAACTATTAAAATTGTTCTTGGTTCTAGAGTCATGAGCGAAGGTATTACTTTAGAAAATATTAAAGATGTTCATATTTTAGATACACATTATAACTTAGGTAGAGTTATTCAAATTATTGGTCGTGCTGTTCGTTATTGTGTTCACTACAATTTAATGACTGAAAAAAATCCATATCCTGAAGTAGATGTTTATAAATATGTTGTTAATCTTCCTGGTCAAGATAGTACTGAAATACAATTATATCGTAAAGCAGAAAAGAAATTAATGCTTATTAAAAAATTAGAACGTGCTATGAAAGAAAATGCAATTGATTGCCCTATTAATTATCAAGCAAATATGTTCATTGAAGAAAACGAAAAATCTAAAAACTGTTTGCCTCCTGATAAAACTAAAAATCTTAAAAAACAATGTACTGATTTATGTGACTTTTTACCATGCAAATTTAAATGTGATGATCCAAAATTAACTACTTTATACGATCCAACTAACTTAATTTATAAAAAATTAGAAAAAGATAAAATAGATTATTCTACTTTTCGAATTAAATATGCTATTAATGAAATTGATTTTGCTAAAAATAAAATTAAAGAATTATATAAAATTAAATATGTTTACACATTATCTTCTATTATTGAATATGTTAAAAGTGCATTAAGTTCTGACCAAGCACAATTATATGATGATTATTTTATTTATCAAGCATTAAGCCAATTATTACCTATATCGGAAGATGATTTTAATAAATTATCTGATGTAATTTATGATAGATACAACGTCTCTGGTTACCTTATATATAGAAATGTATATTATATTTTCCAACCATTAAATCAACCTGAAAATGTACCTCTATTTTATCGTCAAGTATATCAACGTGATTTAATTAATGATTTAACTATGTCCAATTATCTAAAACTCTTTACTCTCCCCAAAGAAGAAATGATTATTAACGAAAAAACTGATTATGATACCAGCTATTACGATAATAAAATGGAAAATGATGTTATCGGTATTATTGATATTAAAGATAATAATGAAGTATTTAAACTTAGAAAAAAATTAGAATCAAGTAATATTAATAGTAAAAAAAGAGGTGAAGGTATTGTTTCTGCTAAAGGTTCTACATGTGAAGATAAAGAAAAATCAGAAATTGTTCTCTTCAGTAAAAAATTAAATCTTGATGTCGGCAAAGATGATTCCAGACAAAAAATTTGTAACCAAATCAAAGAAAAATTAATTGAATTAGAAAAATATAATAAAGATGATATTACCTATATTATTATACCCTATAATCACCCTACATTAGAATTCCCTCTCAACATTCACGATAGAAAAGATTCTACTCTTAAAAAATTAAAAGAATTATTTCCCAAAATTAAAGCATCTGTTGAAACATCTAAAAATAAATATGTATTAACTATCAAATCTGAAGATGAAAATTTAAGAAGTTTAGGATTTAAAAAAGAAGGAAAAGAATTCATTAAAATAATTGATTAGAAATTAATACGATTCAGATACGCATTAATCATATCATAATGCGACGTCTTCAACATATGCACATGCTTCTTCTTAGACTTGTAAAACTTCTTGTCGTCTTCAGTCCACTTCTCCTCCAGCTCTGGAAAACCTGTCATGTGAAAACAATAAATTGTAGCAATAAAGTCATTCATTGAACGTGCAAACTTTGCACTCAGCACCGCATCTAGGTCACCAGCTCTCTTCTGGTTAACATCAAAATATTTGTCGTCGTCGAACACATCGTAAATACGAAGGATGTTGGAAGTCTCTGCAAGCATGGTAGGCATTTTGTATACTATCCTAATCTATTGGTGTAGTTATTATTTTTTCAATTTTTTATACGTTATATGTATAAAAAATAAACTAAAATTAATCATAATATTTTTGAATATGTTTATTTATTTCCCAATGATATCCCCATCTTCCCAAAGGAATTTTTGGATATGTTGTTCTTGAAATTAAAAACCGATATAAACTATACAACATTTTATCTTATTGTGTTTTTAATTTTTTATATGTTATTTGTATAAAAAATTCTTAACTTTAATCAATAATCTCATCCACTAAACCACGTTTTAAGCATTCTTCGGCATCCCAATCCACATCCTTCTTAAGAATCTTGCTTAATTCACTACGTGTCATATTCGTATTTTCAGCATAAATATCCTTAATCTGTTCCATAGTCTTCTTAAGATTCTCAATCTCACCCTCTAATTCACTCATCTTATTCCATGTTGTTGTAGAACGTAATTCATGAATTAACATCATTGAGCAACGATTGATATATCTCTTATCACCAACTACTGAAATCAACGTACCCGCAGATGCTGCAAATCCATCTACGATTGTATGCACTTCTGTCTTGGTTCCCTTAATCGCATTAATACACTTGTAAGCAGCATGAATTGAACCACCATATGATGTAATATGTAATTTAATTGGTAACGCCTCATCTAGACCCATCTTAATTTGCATAATTGCTAATCTATTGTCTAATGATCTAATCTCTTTTGTTAATTTATTCATTGTTTCCATTGTAATATCATCATTAAAATAAATATTGTTATCTACTGTGTAACAACTATCCTCATCTTGATGTTTAAATAATTTAGAAATATCAAAACCTTCTTCATCCTCATTTTCCGGTGGTGGTTGATGATGACGTTTTAGTTTTTTAGAAAAAACAATACTTTCTTTTACGATATCATGAAGATTACGTTTTGACATATTAATTACTAATTATATTAATTCTTATTTATATTAAAAAATTGATAATACAATTTAAAATAAACAAATATCTATTAATAATATAAAAGATGACTGCTCCTAACTCCACTCTCGTTTTACCTATTGTTAATACAATTTTATCTACTAAAGTGTCATTATTACCTCGTCAAATGAATAATGATATTTATCAAAACTTAAAATATAACGTAGCAAAAAAGGTGGAAGGAAAATGCAATGAATTTGGATTTGTGATTAAAGTTCTTAAAATTGAAGATTATAGCGAAGGTATTATTGAAGCTGAAAACTTTACTGGTTCTGCTGTATACAATATTCGATATTTAGGAAGTTTATGTTCACCTGTTGAAAAAACACAAATTATTGCAAAAGTAGAAAATATTAATAATGCGATTATCTTAACTACTCATGGTGCAATTTCATGTGTTATTACACCTGAAAAAATTAATTCTACTATATTTAGAAATGAAGTTGGTAAATATTATCATGGTGATAACGAACTTAAAAAAGGAGATCTAGTTAAAATTACTATCTTATCTAAGAAAATTTATAAAAATGATATTATGATTTCATTAGGATTCTTAGATGATGTTGCAACACAAGGTGAAAAAAATAATTTTTATAAACCAGAGTTATTTAATCCAGATAATGAAATCGAAGAAACAACTGATTTAGTACAATTTCATGAAGATGAAGTTGAAGCAGACAAAACAGAAGATAAAACTAACATTAAGAAATCTGTACAGTTTGACATTTAAACTCGCTTCTCTCCTGTTGCTACACACAATAAATCCTTACGGATTTATCTCGCTACGCTCGGTTCACTGCGTTCACAGTTACGGATACTATTAACGGTGAGCTTTAGCGAACCGAGCATAGCGAGATGAACATAGTGAATTGTTACACTAACATAAATTTGTTCCAAATTTATATATGGATATCCTTAAATTAGCGTAGCTAATGTGAACGTAGTGAACAAATTTTTGTTAAAAAATTTAGGAGAATTGTAAATTCGAGTTAAACCTTTATTTATACTATAATATAGAATAATACAAAATGAATTTTAATAAAAATATTGTATGCAATAACTGCGGAAAATATGGTCACACTCAAAAAGGTTGTTCTGAACCAATTACTAGCTTAGGTATTATTTGTTTAAAAGTCCCTGATGATATTAAAGATAAATTATCTACTACTCTAGTACATGAACAAAATTTTGATATTACACAAAATATAATTATTGACATTGTAGGTGATCTTAATACAAAATTAATTAATAATAAAATAGAATATCTTATTGTTCAAAGAAAACATTCACTTGGATATATTGAATTTATAAGAGGAAGATATAACATTAATGAGTTAGATACTGTTTTACATTTAATTAGACAAATGACTCCGAATGAAATCGAATTTATTAAAACGATGGAATTTAAAGAATTATGGGAAGATTTATGGAAAAAAACTTCTTATAGCAAAATGTATATTAAAGAAATGGAAGAGAGTTCTGAAAAATTTAATAAATTAAAAGAAGATGATTTCTTTGAGAATGAATTACTTAATGATTATGATCAAACTGAATGGGGATTTCCAAAAGGAAGACGTAATATTAATGAAAAAAATTTAAAATGTGCATTACGTGAATTTTATGAAGAAACAGGAATTCTAAAAAACAATTTAATTGTACTTAATAAATTATTTCCATTACAAGAAATCTTTTATGGTACCAATGGAATTAAATACAAACATATTTATTATATTGCCGTATATAATTCAACTGAAGATGTTAATATTGGAAAAATTCATGAAGACCAATTAACTGAAATTGGTGGTATTCAATGGAAAAATTTAGAAGGTTGTTTATCTGAATTTCGTCCTTATCATGAAGAAAAGAAAAAGGTATTAGTGTCGTTGAACAATTTTATTGTAAATAAAATAAAAATATAAATCAACTTTAATGGAAAACTATCAAAAAATCATTTTTGAATTAATAGCAATTCAAAAGTGGGATGGTGTCGAAGACATCTTAAATAAAAATATTGATCCTGATATCAGAGATTCTGCAGGAAATTATTTAATTCATTTATTAATCTATAATAATCAATTAAATCTATTAAAAAAATTATTAACTTTAGAACCAAGATTAGATATCCTAGATAGTGAAGGTAAACAAATTTGCTATCTTCCTATTAGATACAACCAAATAAATGTATTAAAATTATTATTAGAATATAATGAAATTAATTATGGTATTGATATTACAAATTTTAGAGATTGTGCACAATTATCACCATTATTTTATGCACTTAAATTTAATAATATTAATGCTACTGAATTATTATTAGATTATGGAGCTAGATTAAATACATTTGATGAGAAACGTAATACTGTTTTACATATTGCTTGTTTAAAAGGTAAGATAGAATTTGTAAAATTATTTATTGAATATTATCCTGAAATAATCCAATTTATAAATTTAGATATACAAATTCCATTACATTCTGCTATTTTAAGTGATAAAAAAGAAATTGTAAAATTGTTATTAAAAAATCAAGAAGAAAGTATCTTATTAAATAGTCAAGATATTAATGATAGAACACCATTAATGTACGCTATTGAATTACAAAAAAAAGAATTATTTAATGAATTAATTTCTGATTGTCTTAATTGGGAACTTCAAGATGGTGACGGAAATACCCATTATCATTTAGCAATTAAATATAATATTGATATTGGAAAATTCCCTGTACCTACAAAGGACATTTTAAAGAAAACTGATGTAGATGGAAATACCATTGTACATTTATTACTAGAAAAAAAATTAACCACCTATTTTACAGAAATATTAGAAAATTCTTCTTTTCTTATACAAAATAATAATGGTAACACTGCATTACATTATTTAGTAAAAAATGATGATTGGATTAAATACAAAAATATTCTTGAAAAACAAAAATTATCTATTTTCTTACTTAATAAAGATAATATGTCACCTTATAAAATTGTGAAAGATTCTAAAAATTTTGATGAATTTATTAATATTGTATCAAAAGCATATTATCATCAATTAGTAATAAATAAGGATAAAGAATATTCTACTGATTGGGAAAATGGCTGTAGTTTAGAAAAATTAAAATTAAAAGAATGCCAAGAACATATCCAAATAAATATTAATAATGGTATATCTTTTCCTCAAAAGAAAATTAATTATTGTATTGATATTACTAAGAAAATGACTAAAGACGCTTCATATTTAGGTATTACTTTAGATATAATTGGCGGATTATTATTATTAAAAGAAAATATTAAAACAAGTTTAGATTTAGATATCATCAATAATACAAATTTAAATTCATTTTATACCTCTAATAGAATCATCAGAAACGACTTTCTAAATTTTGAAATTATATGGGCATATCAAACAATCTTTTTTCCCATTGGATTAGATTCACTATTTAAATCATTTTTAGATTCTAAATCTAGATATTTTATTATTCCTATTGGTATTGAATTAGCACATGGTTCTCATGCAAATATTTTAATTTATGATAAAACATCTAATAACTTAGAAAGATTTGAACCAGATGGATCTAAATCTCCAAATAATTTTTATTATTTTCCAGATGAATTAGATACATATATTTATCAATATTTCAATAAATTAATATCTTTAGAATATTTTACTCCTGTAGAATCATCACCGAGAATTAGTTTCCAAAGATATGAAATTATGGAATCTAGTGCAAGAATATCAGATCCTAGAGGTTTTTGTGGTGCTTGGTGTTCATGGTATGCTTATCAAAGAATTAAAAGTGGTATTAGTATGCCTAAATTAATACCAAAATTACTACAAAAAATTAGAGGAAATAATATATCATTCAAACAAGTTGTCAGAAATTATGCTAATCAAATGGCTCATGAACGTGACAATTTACTTAAAAAAGCTAATCTAACTATTGAAGACTGGTTTAATAATATTTCCTTATTAGATTTAGAAAAATTACAAAAATTTATTAAATGTTAAATTTTTTATGATAATCATTATATAATTTATATATAAATAACCCTATTAATACACCAATTAATAAAGTTATTGGATTAAAATGATATAATACTGTTTTAAAAAAATCATTTCCAATTACATCTGTTTGTTTCATCTCATCAAATTTTTCTACATCATTACCTAAATATTTTGCTTGATAATATGTAAATACTTCTCCAACTGTTCTAGGTGCAGATCCATTTCTAATTCTAACATCATTATGTGCTTCAATTAAAAATGTAATAAATGAATATCTATCTGCTACTATTTCATCTAAAGATTGTGTTTGTTGATACTTTTTTAAAAATTCACCAAAATGATATCTGCATGCTCCACATGGTAATAAATATTCTAATGATGTTAACAATTTTTTTGCTGCATCTTTTTCTTCATCTGATGGTTTTTCTGGATAACCTAATGCAGTTGACTCTAAAAAAAACCAGGTTTTTGGACCCCAAACTACTGGCGATAAAGCGTTTCTTTTTGACATTAATATTTTAATATATTTTTTTTTACGAAAATAGCCATAAACCAAAATATATCGAATATATTAATATTAATATTTTAACAACGTTACATATAAATCTTATTTTATTTATCTGATGATTTCTATTATCAATTATTTCATCTTCAATAAATTGATTTTCTTCATCTATTTCATTCTCTTGTATATTTTCAATATATTCAGCTGTATCTTCTATATATTTATGACAAATTGGACACTCTAAAATATTACGTTTAAAATTCATCCAATTCATCCAACATTCTCCATGTATATTAAATTTACATTCACATTCTACTAAATTAATACTCTTCGGATTTATTTCATTAAATTCATCAAAACATACTAAACATAATTCTTTTTTCTCAAGATTATCTTCCATTAAATCCAATAAAGAAAATTTTATATAAATAATTGTTTTGGATTATTTTTTAACTGATTACCTATCGTATTATACCTGCTATTTTTAGAATTTAAAATTATATTTTCAAATGTAACATCATCTGGGTTATTAGAATAATATTTATATTGCATAATATGTGCTAATGGAATCCTTAGAATTTTAATATTCATAATTTTATTATCTCTCTTAACCGTAATATTTAATTCAGAATGTTCCATATACATCCATGCAATCCATGTATCTATATAAATATATTTATCAATCTTATTCATAAACATTGTTTCACCTGCTTTAACATCTTCTATTTTAAGAATAATATCATTAACTTTTAAACCATTCGAATATATATCCCAATCTTCTACTACTATTATTTTATCATCAATAATTTTCATACCATAATATATTCCAGCATAATTCATATCTAATCCATTAATTAATTGTTTCAAAAAATACATTCCTATGATAATTGATTCATCATTATAATGCTTAATTACTATTCCTGATATTTTATTTTTATAATGTATTACTGTTCCTAATTCAATATTACCATTAATTGCTTGAACATAAATTGGTGGCAAACTAATATGCCATCCATTATACTCAATATTCTTAATATTTTCTATCTTAGTTCCATTATTAATAATATGATTTTTGTTCGGAAAATTAATTGTCATCTCACTCGCTGAATTAATACCAGTTGGTGCAGTCGTCCACACTCGCATAAAATATGGATACGCATATCGTGATTCTACTAACTCCTCAACTTTATCATTTATCGTAAAATATGCATGTTTACTGTGCGTAAAATGTTTACTATCATGTACAAATGGCGTAAAAACTACAGTTTGATAATGAAAACTCATCATCAAACCATATTGCGTTCCACATACCGCACCATCTTCATTAACAAAATGTATATTTAATATACCCTCTAACATTTTTTATTTAAAATTTTATTATATTGGATTATAATAATATTTTATCAATTTTTATAACAATTCACTAAACTTCGCTTCGCTGCGTCTCACTTCGTTCGTTTGCTTCGCAAATTCGCTAAAGCTCAGTTCGCTATGCTCACTTATCCGATACCCTTTTGTGTGAGTGAAACGAACTGAGCGATAGCGAATTTGCGAAGCAAACGAACATAGTGAGACGCAGCAAAGCGAAGTTTATAATCTTGACCTAAATAACCTAAATAATGATAATAATTGTTGATTAAATATTTTGTCTTTCTTAATATCTTCATTATTATCTTCTGGTAATAAATACTCCTCTAATACTCTTGAATTTATATTTTGATAGTAAAAATATTTATCTTTCCATATTAATGTATCATTTTTTAATGGAAATATAAATGCCGGTATTATTGCTTTAGTATGTATTGATGGATTAAATGTTGACATATGTACCATATTAATCTCATTTTTTTGGTTTTGCTCTTTTTTAATTGAATGAATATATTTACCTGTTACTATTGATCGTGTATCTTTATTTAATTTTTTAATATCTGATAGATCTTCTATATTATTTAAGTTTGAATAGGCTGATATATATATAAATGGTATATCTCTAATCTCACTAAAATATGGTATTATATTACTATTTTTACTAACCCAATTACCAATTATATTACTTATCGCCATCTTCGATAAATATGATTTAATATATTCATTAATATTTTTATAATTCAATCCATAATAATCACAAAATGCCTCCACTCTAATATAATCAATATCTTTAGTATTTTTATATATTACTATTGATTTTAATTGATTTCTATCTGCTATTTCTATGTTTTTAATATAATTATAATTATCTATATCTAATATTGTCTCATTTTTATTCTTATTTATTTGAATAAGTAATTCTCCTGATGAAAATTCTATTAATCTTGGTAATACTAATTTAATCTTTTTAAATATATTTACATATACATTCATATCACTACTCGTGTCTCCAAATTTCTCAATTAACATTGCACTATCTGGTATTTCTATATTATTTTTAGTTGTTGTCATTTGAGATAATGTTTTTATTGAACCAGATTCTATTACTGTATTAATCCAACATACTTCTTCAATAAAATTATATCTATAACCTAATACATATGTCCATAATTGATTATATGTTATCGAATTACCTAATTTAGATTTAACTTCTTTAAATAAATCTTCTAATTCTCTAAATACTTTCGTTTTTATAAAATTATTATCATCTGTTATTACAATTAATCTTAATTTAAATAATTCATCAAATTGTTCAATATATTTATTTTGATTTTTAATACTAAAATCAATAATTTCTCCACTAAATTCATCTCTTTTAATATACTCTTCAAATGGATGTATTAAATAAAATTCACCATTAAAATCATATATTGTTCTTAAATCATAACCTGTTTTATATCTTCTATAATTAATTTCATCTGGTGTTACTATTAAATGTCTTAAATATGGATTACCAAAAAATACTGGATTTAACTTTAATAGTTCATCATTTTCTACTTTTTTATCCAGTGTTTCTACTCCATTAATATTCGTAAATCCATCATATAATAATCTGGATAATGTATATATCAATTCATCTATCTTTTGCGTAATTGGATACCTCTTTTTAACATCTTTTCTTGCATCTTTTTCATACATATAATATACTGTTCCTGGTTGTGTACGACCAACACGACCCCTCCTTTGTAATCTTGATGTCTCTGTTATCTCCGTTAACTTATTAGTTGTTATTCCTAAAAATGGATCATATGATACTGATACTTGCCATCCCGTTTCTATTACATATTTTAATGTTGATATTGTAATAGATGCTTCTGCTATATTTGTTGCTACTATTATATATCTTGTATATAATGTCGGGCTTATTTTTCTATAATTTATATCATTAATCATTAGAAATATATCCTTTCTATCTACATTAAGATTTATTTTTGTGTTTCCCACTGAACCAAATAACTCTAACCATTTTGTTCCTAAATTTTTATAATATGGTAATGCACACCAATTTGATGGCATATCAGAATTATTTAAAATATTCACTATATTTCTAATACTATTTTCACTTGTTGAGAAAAATAATATATCTCCTGTTACCGTTTTTGTTAATTCTATCGTTTTTTGTATTCCCAGTTTTTCAGATTCTTCATACGTTTTTATTGAAATTTTTTGATATTCTTCTGTTATTACATGCGTCGTATCCGCTAATGGTGGTGAAATATGCACTCTTCTATCATTTGATATTCTATCATATAAAATACTATTATTTTGTTTAATTATATTTCTAATTTCATTTAATATATATTCAACTCTAAAATTAAGCAAAAATAATACATTATTATATGGATATAAAAAATTATCATATACATCTTTATAATATCTTCTATACATTGGTTCATCATCATCAATAGTCGCTGTTATAATTACTAATCTAATTGTATTATTAATTTCTAATACATCTCTCATTATTGTTAATATTAAATCCATATTTGCATTATGTTCATGAGCTTCATCTATTGCTACAATATCATATCTATTACTTTGCAAATATTCTATAGTTGATTTCTTTTTTCTACTATTTTTTAAATATATATTCTCTTGTAATTCAACTAATAAAGTACCATCTGTAACTATTTTTAAATAACTTGGAGGTGGTGAAATGTTTTGTGTTGAAATTAAACCTGTTGTATGTTTGTCACTTTCTGTTTGATATTGAACATAATAATTGTCTGTGTTTACCATCTCTTTATCATTCTTATTATATTCTTCTATTGGTACTCCTAATTCTTTTGATATTCTTTTTGCATTATCTGTTGTAGCATTTATACGTGGTTGTGTATTAATAATTTTTCCATCATATATTCCAATTAAAAATAATCCATACCATAATAATTTTGGTATTTGTGTTGATTTACCCACACCTGTTCCTCCTGTAACATACATGACTCTTTGACTAAAAAAATGTTTGAAAAAATGTATTTGTTGAACCCAATTTAATGCAAATTGTGTATACCAATTTGTTGTTCTATTATTTAATTTTTTTCCTGTTATTTTATCCACAAATGACTCTAAATAAATATCATTTTTATCCTCTATTATAAATGGTAAATCTATATATTTTCGTTGTGTTACATAGTAATAACTATTCAAACTCTCTTTTATCTCTGTTGGACTATTTTTTACTTTAAACTCAGATAATATACCTCTTGTTATTAAACAATGAAATACAATCTCCTTAATCTGTGGAGTTATTATATCATATATTATATTATTTATTTGATTATTATATAAATTACCATATTTTAATCTTAAATTATTTGATATATTATACCAATTATTAATATTTGTATTAAACCTATTCATAATTATATCTCTATGCGTTGATACTAATCCATCCCACTCTCTTATTTTTAATATTTCATTGTTATTTATTAATAAACTTTTTGCATAATTATATATATTCTTATAACTTACTGTTGAATTAGCTACAATTGTTTGACTGAATATTTTACTCTTCTCTACACTTGTATTAAATTCAACATCTTTTAATAATATAATTTTATTAAATTTCTGATCAGGGAACATTAATTTTCCATACCATGTAAATGATAATTGATAAATTGTATCTTTTAAATATTCATATATATATGCTATAATATTAATTTTATTATACGTCTCTTTTAATTTATTAAATTTTTCTTCTTTGTTATTAATAATATAATAATCATCTAATTGATATATTTTATCTTCATCTTGAATAAAATTTACTTGATTAATATTACCTCTATCCTCTTTTGCTATATATGTATATACCTTAAAATCAAAATGATTTAATAATTGATATAGTATTTCACTATAAAAACTATTTGTTTTTGCTAATTCAAAAAAACTACTCCATTTATTTATAAACGTATTCCTATTATTTTCATATTCTTTTTCATCTATCGTAAAAATATATCCAAAATAATTAAATATCTCTTGAATATACATTACATCCATATTCTTTTCCATATCATATCTTTCATATAATAACCATTTATACGGTAATATATCAAAATATAAATCATTTACAAATACATGATAATAATCTCTAACATCTAATCCACCATATGTTAATGTCGGCTTAAATTCTTGAATAGATACACCATATTCTTTTAAATTATCTCTAATATTTATTGTTTGTTTATATATTTCTGATTCTTGATATTTATCTAATGTTAATGGTATAACTTGTGTCCAATTACAATACAAATGATGTGCACATTTATAAATTGTATGAAATGCTGTTATATAATTATTATACAAATCCATTAAATTCCATTCATAATCATCCTCTTTTTTATCTTCAAAAAAATTTCTATCATATTGTATATTTGTAACATATTTTCCATTCTTTTTATTTGTTCCTATCTCACTTAATCGTTTTAATCCATGTTGAATCTCATAATTATTATCATCTTTCATATATGGAAATATTAGTAAAATTATCATTAATAAATCTTGATTATTATTCTCTTTCAATTTAATATAATATTGATTTTCTGTTTCAAAATTAAATCTAAAAAATATTAATGTTACTAATGAAATCACCATTTTATTAACTAATTTTTTTTCAATATCATCTAATACAGGAAACATATTATTTACTGTTGATTCAACATATATAATAAAATTAGATGTAAAAGGTGTATTATCACTATTATTAATAAAATTTACTCTAATATTATTTATATTTTCCATTAATAATAAAATATAAATTAATTTTTATCGTTTATTTTGAATATATTTAAAAAAATCATATTATATTAATAAATGAATTCCGATAAAACACTCCAAAGCCAAATAAATAATGCATCTGGTAAACCAAATAGACAAGAATTACTTAACAAATTACACGAAAATATTAATAAAAAAAGAGATGAACGCCTTACAGTTAGCCCTCATGTTATGAATAAACTTAATAAAGAAGTTGCCGAAGAAAAAAAACAAAATGATTCCGATCTAAGAGTAACACCTATTATGAAAGATTATTTCATTAAAGCATTAAAAACATATCCAGGTTATGATATGCCTAGCCCTATTAAAATTTTAAATAATCGTGATGAACATGAATTAAAATTTGTTAAATTATGTATTAAACTATTAAAAGAGAATAATAATGATCCTGAAGTTTTAGATAATCCTTATTCTAAATATATGCGTGAAGTTTTAGGTTTAAATAATTAAAAAAAATATTAATAAATAGTATGAAAAAGTTAATTTTAATACTATTAATATCTACTTTAGCAATTTTAATACTTATCCAAGTATGGAATTATTCTCAACATTTTATTAATACTGATAATACTGATAATACTAATAATAAAATAATTATATCTAAAACTACAAAATCATTAAAATATCAAGAAAAAATTTTGAGTGAAACACCTAAAATTATATATATCAATAATTTTGTTAATAATAATGAAATGAAACACCTAATCTCTCTCGCTGATGAATTAAAAAAACCTTCTACTATTGATACAAAAGATGATCCTACTGCTATATTAGCTAATGTTAGAACTTCCGAATCAGCTCATTTAGGTAAAAGTAGAGATGATATTGTTACCGCAGTAGAAAATCGTGCATGTGAATATGTTGGTTTATCTACTAAATATTTAGAACCAATGCAAGTAGCTGTTTATGAATCTGGTCAAACATATAAAACTCATTATGATTTTTTTAGCAATGATTCCACTCAAATAAGTAAAGGTAATAGAAATGTAACCCTTTTAATTTATTTAAATGATTTACCCGATGATGCTGGTGGTAATACATTCTTTCCAAAATTAAATTTAAGAATTAAACCTAAAGCAGGTGATGCAATCTATTTTGAAAATATGAATAATGGTGAAGTTGATTATAATACTGCACATTCTGGAGAACCAATTATTGGTAATCATAAAAAATATGCTATGAATGTTTGGTTCAGAGAAAAACCAATATATTAATTCTGCCAATTAATCTCTCCCGCACACTTCTCTATATTCTTAAATAAATTTTGTCCAAAAAACCCTTGATGTGCAATTTGTGGTGATGGATGTATCGATTCTATTACTGTATGCTTTGTTTCATCTATTAACTTTTTCTTACTCTTCGCATTGTTTCCTAATAATACAAAACACACTCCCTTTGTATTTTTAGATATCTCCTGTATCACTATATCCGTATACTCTTGCCATATTTTATAATGCTTGTTATAATCACCTTCCACTGTTGTTAATGCCGTATTTAATAATAATATCTTTTCTCTTGATGACCATTTCGTTAAATCTCCATTCACAAATTTATATTTATTATCATATTCTTCATTAATTTCCTTAAACATATTCTTTAATGTTTCTGGGATCTTTTCTGTTTTAGGTACTGAAAACGCTAATCCTGTTGCCGAACTAATTCTAGAATATGGTGCTTGACCTAGAATAACAACTCTTAATTCAGATGGTTTAAAATAAGTAAATGGTTTTAATAATGATATCTTATCTGGAATATACTTTTCTTCTTTCAAATATTCTATGATTTCTTTATACAATTTTGAATGTAATATTGGCTTCCAAGTAGAATCTACCTTCATATTATAGAGTTATAAAAAATTGATAATCCCTTTATTTAATGATATTTTACCTTATTCAAACAATTAAGTGATAAGATGATGACGGCTATGTTGCACTCCATTACAAAATTAAATCCTGTAGAAGCATTTTTTATTACCGTACTTATCGGTCTAGTACCTATGGCTATTGCAGCTGCAATTTATCTTATGTTTTTTGATAATGAGGTTGACACTAATATCCATTATTATTCCAATTACGATAAGGAACACAATAAACTTACTTATTACAAGAGCCTACCTTTCAAACGTACTTTTGAAAATGTTTACATGGATAATGAATTAAAAGTTGATATGGTCAATACTATTCACGATTATCTTGCGCATTCAGAAATGTTTACCAAAAATAACGTTCCCCGTTCCCTCCGCTTAATTCTTTCAGGTAAAGAAGGCATCGGCAAAACTACTATCATCGAAGCAATCACTAGCGAATTCGAATATGGTCTGATTCACTTTCCTACTTCTAATTATAGCGAAAGCATGGTCTACCACTTTTTCCATGATATCGATATGAAATTCCCTGAACGTGTTATTGTCCTTTTTAATAACATTGATTTCAATGAGATGTATAATAAAAATAAGAATGTTTACAACCTAATTTCTGATTTTGTAATTAAAAATAATAAAAATCATTTATTCATCTTTACCTTTAACGAATTATCTAGTATCCCTGAAAAATTCGCTGAGAATTTTCATATTCACCATCATTATCACATGGAGGTACACATTAATTATGTTATGAATATGATTAGTAAATTCGTTCAAAATACAAATGAACTAAATAATATTAAAAATAATTTATTAAAACTCAACCATAAAATTACTCCTGGTTTTATAATTCCCTATTTAATGTTTAACAGCGATTTTCAAAAATCTTTAGATAGGTTCTTTAAAATAATTCACTAATAATAATTTCATTTATAATAATTTCATTTATAATAATTTCTTCATATATATATATTAAAGATGTCAGCAGAATCTTGCCCTGAACCAATGCCCTACTCTTCAAATAATAGTTATATGGCAGATATTGATTTTACTGAACCACCAATGGCCGTATTTACTGCTCAACCTAAATTTGAACAAGTTGATTCTATTTTAGCAGAACAACTCGGTCCCACTACAAACCCCGTTACAACAAATGAACAACCAGAATTAAGTGGCTCACCTGTTTTACCCGTTGTTAATCAATCAAATGCTATGCCTGTATCTTCTAATGTTTCCGGTGCAGATATTAATGCACCCACAACTCTCATTCAAGAATTTGAAAGCACACTTGCCGTTAATGATGTAAATTCTGATGTATCTACATCTGCTGGTTTACCTGTTCCTCAAATGGAACCTATTCCTCAACCTACACCTCAATCTAAACCCGCACCATTAGGCGAATCATTTAAAAATATTAATAAATTAAAACCAAATACCAACTTAGCCAATTATATTTCAAAAGAACATTTCGGTGATAGATCTAAAACTAAAATTAGAACAATCGAACATTTTGATAGTAAAAATGTTTTAGATAATGTTGTTTTATTTATTATTATTATAGCTGGTGTATTTTACTTATACACTCTCTCACCTTTATACCATCCTCTTGATGTTTCAATGGCCGTATCTCAAATCCCTTTCATTGGTTCATTAACTGATAGTGGTGTATCAGATAATAATAAATTAATGATTGTAGCTGGTATCTTAATTGCGGTAGTTGTTATATTTAGACTTATTAAATAAACTTCGCTTCGCTGCGTAATTATTTCATAATTAGGTATAAATTTAAATTAATTTAAATTTATCGTCTCGTTTCACTCGTTTTTATGCTACTCGCATAAAATTCGCTATGCTCATCTCGCTACGCTCGGTTCGCTAAAGCTCACAGTTAATGATACCCGAACGGTTAATTCACAAAGTGAACTGAGGAACTTTAGTTCCGAGATAAATCCGTAAGGATTTATTGTTCTATTTAATTTAAAAAATTATATTAATAATTTTTTAATCCTTAAATGTTTGCGTAGCAAACTGAGCGTTAGCGAATTTTATGCGAGTAGCATAAAACGAACGTAGTGAGACGGAATATTACGAAGTAATATGAAGTTTATATACATTTGTTAATTTAGTTTGAAACATTTTAATTACTTCAATTGGAACTTTATAATATCTTAATTGTTCCCATGTATAATTTATAAAATTAATAACATCAAATTTAAGATCCTGTGTTTGTGTGTTATTAATTACAAATGTATTTAATTTATTTTGTTCTATTAAATACTTTTCCTTTTCTTCTAATCTTAACCATAATAATTTTACTGGTGCATCTATTTCAACATTTGTTAATAATATTTTTTCTGCGTTCATATAAACTATAAAGATATTATTTTTTATATTCCCGTAAATTACGAATTACCTCCGAAACCATCTTACAATCAACTTCATTATATTTAATCACTTTTGTTGTATCCCACTTCTCATTATTGTAATAATATTTCCTCACTCCCGCCGATGAACCTACTAAATTATTTTCCCATGATAAATCCGTTAATTCATTTAAT